TTAAGCCCATGCGCGGACGCCTGGATCTGGAACGATGAAAGGCTCAAGCTGAGAAATATCAACATCGTCACCAGTTATACGCACGTTGACGTAATAACCTTTTTTCCCAATAAGTACAGGTGTCTCGCTTTCTGGATCGTCGAATACAAGGACAAAACCGATATCATCAATAAACACGGTTGACCAATTGGCATCCAGCCAGCCGCTATTAATCACAATGTCGTTGTATTGCTGTTTGTCAGTAAATTGCAAGCTAACGTCTTTCATGTTAACCACCTTAAACAATTTCGCTTAATTGCGCATCAGTTAATGCCTTATGCCATACTCGAAAATTTCTAACATGACCAAATAAATGACGTTGTCCTGTCGTTGTCTGACCACCGATACGAATAGTTGCGGAGCTTTGAATATAAGTCCAGGTTGTTTTTGTTTCGCTGCTTAACTTACCGTTACTGACTACACATGTGGACCGTTCGGACTTTACCCGCATACCAATAAGCATTTTTTCCAGCCCGGCATTTTCATTTATTCGTCGGTTTGAACCACCTATATCACAATACGGAAAACCGTCGTACCCACCTGATGAACCAAACCCCATTACGATCGCCGCTCCGGTTTGATGACCGCCGGTATCAAAAACACGCGGCGCTGCATTTGGCGTTTTATACCAGTTCTTATGTACCTCACAAAGAACCGTAAAAGGAAGATTATAAAGGTTATTCTTGATTGGGACTGTCACCATATCGCTTGCCCGCGTTGCTGGTGCCGACCCCGTAACAATAAAAGATGATGCGCCTGCACCAGCCTCAATCTGTGGAGTGGTTACATCGAGACAATCCCCTGATGCCACCATCTGACCTGTATCCGGAGAATACTGGACGAAACCACCAACCGTATTTTCTGTTGTATCTGCTTTTAATGTAGCCTCAAAAAATATCCAGCCAGTTGCATCATCCTTAACAGACCTTGCTGTAACACGGCTTGTCTGACCTGTCTTGCTAATTATGCGGGTGGTAAGGTTCAGGTTTGCTGCTCCTATTGATGTCCTTACCTCCCCATCATAATGTTCAAATAAAATACGAACGGCGATATTATCAACTTCACTTTTTACCCGACAGGATATAGTTACATGCTTTTCGTCCCCTGAAGTATCAACCCCTCCGGCACTCGAATACAGTCCGATAATGGTATGCGCTTTACTTGTACCAACAATCGAATCCTGTACGACAAACCGGCCATAATTAAACCCAAAACTATCTGTGCCTGTTTCTGTAACGTCCAGTGAAGTTGACTTATTCCACTTCGAAGGGTCTGTACTGTTTATTAACAGGTTTGTGCGCGTCCCCTCAATCAGTAATCCTTCGCGTTCAAAACGTGGCTCATTAATACCAGCCACAGTTAAAACACCTGATTTGTTAATGTAAGTAGCAGTGCTTGCGCGTGAGAAAGAAACAACTTTATCTGATGATATTGTTTTTTCTTCCCCATTAATGGTTACTTTTTTAGTACCAGGGCCGTAGCCCGTGATCATATCGAGAGAATCGTTAAACGGTATCCATACGTCCGGCAGCGGTTGCAAAACATACGCGTAAGGCTGTGCGGTCTGATTGGCGTATTCGTGGGCTTCGTCTCTGTATGTCTTGGCTGAATCGGCGGCGCTTGTCGCTGTTGTTGCCGCATTGGTTGCAGTGGTAGCTGATGCTAATGCTAATTTTGATGCTGAAATCACATCTTTGTTGTCGCTGAAAAACTCCACAGCGTCAGCTATTTCTGATTCTTTGCCCTGGTAGTAACGCAGTGTTTCGGCAACATCCTGAGCAAGACCATCCACAGAGATCGAATCTGAAAGCAGGATGCTAAATTTAGTTCCAGCCGGAATAGCCGGACTTGCCGCAGGAGTTACCGACAAACTTGTTGCGCTTTTTACCTTTGTGATTGAAAAAATCTGCACCGGATCGCTAATGGCAATAAGAGTGCAACCCACTCTGATCAGAGATAATGCGGCGTTGAATTCAGTCCCTGCCCCGGTAACTGTGTTTCCGCTAACAGCTATAGTGCCTGTTGTGTAAATCATCGCAATAACTCCGTTTTGTTAATTAACTAAACAATTCTACCATTTTGTGATCTGTGTTACACTTTTGGTTTATACATAATGTATTTTTTGATCTATATCAACATACGAAATGATAGCTTCTGCGGTGATTTGCTCATCGGATGGGTGGATCATCACGAACAACAAATGACAGTAAAACAAACAGTAAGGTGAATACAATGAAAAAACTAATTGTTGCTTGCATCTTATCAGCTCTGTCTTTTGGTGCTTTTGCTTCTGTAAATTCGACAGATAAGAGTGATGCTGGCACTGCTCAATATGGTGATACTGGCCTTGATAACCAACGTTCGAGTTATTTCAATACTGACTCATGGAAAGAAAAACAACTACAAGGTAAAATTATTGACAGTGAATGTAATTTACCTATCCATTTTTCTGGTGTAAATGATGGGTGTAAAAAATAAAAACAATGCATAAAAAAAACGGGGCTTATGCCCCGTTTTTTATGCTGTCGTTGATGTTCTAAATGATCCGGTGCCTCTTGCTACTATCATTGTTGGAGAATACAACGCGGTACAATATGCGTATCCTTCAGATGATGATGTTTGAGGACAATATATTTTCCCGATAATATCTGATGCTTTTAAACCAGAAAAAGCGCATTGCACTGTTAATGTGCATCCACCATAAGGCACGTAATATGAAATTGTTTTGTTTTTATCTCCGCAACTAAACGTTACGTTATAAGTGGATCTATATTCACCAGACATTAATGAAATAGTCGCCATAAGCATAACTGATTTCGTCAATGCATTATCCGTGCTGTCTTTATATGTGATGGTTGCGCTATAACTTCCGTTATGCCCAAGCACTCGATCTGGACCAACCCCCATGTTAGCAACGTCACCGACAAATGACTTTGCCTCTACTGTACCTTTAAACTTCCCGCTTGTGGCCTGAATCTCACCAGTGAATTTACCAGATGTTGCGTACACCGTACCGCGTACAGTGACGTTGTTGAACTCCGCATTGCCGTTTTTATTTAGCATCCAGCCAGCCGAACCAGCTTTATAGTTGGTTGACTGAATTTGCTGCGCAATCTTCGCGGTAGTGATTGATGCGTCTCTGATCCACGCATCACGGATGTAGCAAGCACCGTTAGTAACATAGAACGGGGTCTGATAGGAGCCACCTGCCGCAGTCATAAGCACGAAACGGTCAACGAGGAAAATACACTGCGATTGAACGTTAGTCCCGCTACCAGTAAGGCCGAGCGACATTCCTGTAGCGTATTTCATACCGTTTTTATCAGTGGCAATCTTAATTGAATATGACGCATCAACGTTACCTTTGAAGTCAGTCAGTGCTTTTGATGTCGTTTCTATCGCCGTTGTGTTTCCGTTAATAGTTACTTTCAACTGGTCGATTCTGGTTGACAATGCCTCGTCTGCCGTTGCCATAGCCTGTGACCATTCCGTGATGCTTGAGTTTACATCGTCGAAAGATGCCGAGATCTGGCCAAATTTTTCCGCGCTTGATGTTTCATGCGTAGAAAGTGCAGTTGACACTTCGGATACTTTCGAATTAATCGTACTGGTAAGCGATGAGTTAAGGCTGCTGATTGCGTCAGTGCGTGCATTCTTCTCATCTGCGATCGCTTTATCCATCCTGGTTACGTTGCTTGTCACCTTGCTATCGAGCGTGGAAATTGACGCATTAACCCCGCTAATAGCTTCTGCGCGTGCGCTCGCCTCATCTGCGATTGCTTTATCAAGACGGGAAACGCTCGCGTCGGTTTTGCTTTCAAGACTACTGACGCTGGCGTTAACGTTGCTAATAGCTTCTGCGCGTGCGCTCGCCTCATCTGCGATTGCTGTGTCTACCCTTGCTATTTCCGCTTTTGTTTTTGTTTGTCCTTTCCTGTATTTCGCCTCAATAACAGTGCTCATCTTGCTTTGCGCCATTGAGTTATTAATAAGCGCCAGAGATGCGTTTTGCAGACTTGCTTTCGCCTGATCTATCTCGTCGCTGTTTTTATCAACCTCACTTTTAACGCCGCCAAGCGTCGCGCTGATACCTGATATCGCCTGAGCACGTGCGCTTGATTCATCAGCGATAGCTTGATCAAGACGGCTAACACTGGCATTTGTGTTATTTTCAAGCGTTGTTAAATCAGCTTTAACCACTGTTATTGCGTCGCTTCTTGCCTGCGTTTCATCTGATATTGCATTATCGAGGCGCTTAACGCTGGCGTCAGTTTTCTTGTCAAGTGTTGAGATACTTGCGTTCACGTCGCTGATAGCCTGAGTACGCGCACTTGTTTCGTCTGCAATTGCCTGATCAAGACGGTTTACGCTGGCGTCAGTTTTCTTGTCAAGATTGCTTATTGAGGCATTTACACCGTTAATAGCTTCAGCGCGGGCGCTGGCCTCGTCAGCTACTGCGCGTTGCACATTAGAGATCTGACCTTTAAGGTTTGTGTCCATCACATTCATTTCTGCCGTGATGGTTTCCAGTGATTCCGCTGTCGCTTTTTTCTCTTCAGCGATAACGTTGTCAATGCGGTCAATTTCCGCTTTCGTCTCTGTCCTGCCTTTCTTGTACTGAGCGGTAAGAGTTACGCGAGTGTTAGTCTGTGCAAGCGAGTTATTAATAAGAGCAAGTGAGGCGTTTTGCAGACTTGCTTTTGCTTGCGCCAGTTCGCTGCCAACTTTTTCGCTAGACACCTCCAGCGAGTCGATTCTCGACTCATGCTGTCCAATATCATCGGCGTTTTCCTTAACTTTTTTATAAAGATCTTCCGTTTCTTTTTTGAGCGTATCAGTATCAGCTTTTATTGATCCTGTTTCTATGGTTAGGTTGTCAGTTTCAGTCCTTAAATCGTCAGTTATGTTGGTCAGATTATCAGTTGCAGTTTTGAGGTTGTCAGTAGCAGTTTTAAGGTCATTCGTAGCGCTTTCGATAAGATCAGTGCGGTCGCCTAGATCTTTAATGTCACCAACCATTTCTTTAAATTGTTTGGAATTCATTACGTCTTTGGTGACGTAATCGGTAATTTCATCAAAGTTTTCTGTTGGCTTACCTGACGCTTCCACAAAGTCAGACACACCAAAAGCGTTACGCGCGCGCACATAAACGTAATATGTGTGACCTGTATTCATGCCGCCAAACGTCCACTGATGACCACGCCCGGTATATTGTGCTTTAGTGGTTATTGATGCCGGATCAGTGATCTGCGTTTCACCTGAGTAATAAAACTCGTAACTGGTATCAGTGGTGAGCGTTGTTCTGCTGATCGGGTAAACTGTAGCCTGGAATACACCGGGAACCCAATTAACGCCAACTGGGGCCGCTGGTGCGCCAATAACCAGATCGACAATGCTTTCCGCACCCTTCATGCCCGTGTCATTTCTGCCACGAATGCCTAATGAGTAGTTGCCAGCATCAATGCCATAAAAATCATAACTGTAATTCGTGGTTTCGTAGCTTTTAACTACAGCGCCTTCGGCGTTATACACGCGAATCTCAAAGGTCAGGCGACGCGTTGTCGTCTGTGTTTCCCATGTTGCGCGACATTGAACCGTTTCAGATCCAACGTTTAACACCTTCAGATTTTCAATGTTCGGCACGCGGAAGTGATTAAGCGTGTCGTTATTGATCTCGAAGATTGCGCCATTATCGACTACGGCCTGCTTATGTGGATCATGCTGTGCGGCCTCGATGGTGTATACGCTGTTATTTTCTGTTTCTGCTACACTGGTGATTCGACATAAAACGGGTTTTGCTGCGTTGGTTGATACAGCAAAAACAGTGCCGTTACGAATCCACGCCGGGGCGGCTGCAAGGGTGATAATGTTCCCGTTAACTCCGATGATCTGGTGTTTTTTAAATTTACCATCGCTATCAAGTAAGCTGATGGTGTCGCCAGCCGCGATATATTCAGAATCAACCTTGTCGACCGTGATCGCTCTGCCATTGTTCGCCACGATGCGACCGCCTAAACGAGCGCCTGCGCGATTATTATCGAGGATCTCGATTATATCCCCCGGCGTAAAGTGAATGGCGTCACGGGCCATTTTAAATGTGAATTTTGACGGCTCGCGTTTCGCTGTTTCGATCAGCCATTTACCAGCGCGGTGCGCTTGCCCGCGTGAAGTGCAACCGAACGCCTCCAACGTGGTTTCGTTATAACCATCACGGGCGATTAGTTTATCATCTGCGACATATTCTTTTGATTGCTCCCAGCCGTTTTCAGGGTCAGTCCAGGATACGATCACGGCGTTGTAGCATTCTGCGCGTGCGATACTTGAACGAGTAAACGCGCCATCAACGACGTTTGCATTTGTGATGGTGGCGATTGGATCTTGTGGCGCATCAATCATCACGGTAAGACGTTGTCCGTCCCATAACGCGATACCACGGAACATACCTGCGATGTTATCCAGTAGGTCGCGGGCGCTCATTTGCTCCGTAATGTAAGCGTTAAGCGTCATGCGAGGTTCAAGGCCACCATAGCCATCATCAACCAACTGATCGCAGTATTGAGAAAGCACGTACAAAGCGCCATCATCAACATCAATGTAACCAGCATGTCGAGCAAGTCCAAAGCGCTCGTTTTTAACCAGATACCGGAAAAGCCATGCAGGGTTATTGGTATACGCCTTTTTAAATCCACCAAGCCATAAACCTGAATATGTGCGCGTTTCAGGGTTGTAGTTGTCAGGCACATCAACAATCAGGCCGCGAAGGTGATAGGTGCGGGTAGGCGTATCAGTATACTGATCATGGTCAATTACGGCGCCAGCTACAGCGGTATGAGGATAAGACAGATTATCATCTATTATTTCGCTGTAACTACTCCACCGCGTATCATTCCGCAATAGATCGCCGTTGCTGTCTGGTGTTATGCGACGAACGCGAATATCAAACGGTTTTTCATCCGGCGCTTTAATGATGTGAGCTTCCAGGTATTCACCGCTTTGTTTACCAGGGCCAATGTGTATGTCTTTAATCAGCGACCACGTAGAAGATGATGACGGTTTAACATCAACCATCAACATGACGGATGTATTATATTGATTGCCCTTTTCATCTGACTGAACGAGAGCATCAACACCAAGATTCAACCTGACGCGGGTAACGTTTGGATCTGAAACAGTCCTGATTATTGGTGTGTCGTGAGTTACCTTTGCGTTGACAATAACGGTTGACTCAATGGCGTTAAAACCATTAATCGGCGATTGGTCAGCCGTGCCGTTGCGCCAGGCTATACTAATCCCCGGAATTGATGTATTCCCGTTTGCGTCAGTAACAGGAGTGTCATTAAGCATCACGTCATTCAATGGCGCTTTCTGGTTTACCGGACCGTATATCGGCCCTTCGCTGAGAATATCTAAAACACGATAAAACTGTTTGTGATACAGGTTATCGTTCAATAATGTTGGTGTTTTGGCTTTGCCGCCGCCGCTACTCATGGTTTTTCTCCTGTTAACTTACAACGTCTAAGGCGTCTCTATTGTTGCTTGTGTCTATGCCTAACGATCCGACGTTTGAACCTATTTTCATTTCACCTAATAGTATTGGCACTGGTCTACCCTGGCCCACCTTGTTTTCAATGCTGGTGTAGGTGTTGTTCGTTATGGTGTTATCTTGTGCGCTTTCTGCCGATGTTTTTATCTTCATGTTGCGGGACATAAAGATTGAGAACGCAACGCTAACCACCGAAACACCAATCAGGATCCAGCCTACAACACCAATCCCAGCAATACCGCCTTCAACTACTGGCGCAATAATGACGGTAGTTCCGTCAGGGTATTTACTATTAACCGCTGCCGGGGCCGTCTTTTCGTTATAATCTTTCCCGGCAATCCGTAACCGCAAAGGTGTATTTAAAAAAGCCTTCTTGAACTCCTGATTCTGCGCGGTCAATAGGCTAAGTCCTTGTGCTGGCGTATCAACGTTTAAACACACTTTGCCGTAATATCTTCGAAGATTGCCCGTAAATCTAAATTTGAGCATTTGTCAGATCTCCATATTGAATGCGTTTGTCGAACATACGCGGGCCGCATTTGCTCGCGGCGGCTTAGCAGTCCGGCATTGTCATGATGCAAAACAGTGTTATCGCCCAGGTAAATCATCGCGTGACATGGGTCAGCACCCTTGAACGGCTGGCGAATAATCACGTCACCAGGCTGAATGCTTTGCGCATCAACCATGAAAAACCCGTTCAATGGCAGGTTTTTTATGTACAGGTTTTCCCCACGCAGCCACCACCCATCGTGGCGTTCAAAGTCAGGCAGATCCACGCCGCAAAGGTGATAGGCGTCACGAAAAAGCGAGTAGCAATCTGTTTTCCCGTGTTCAAATTTACGGCCTAACAGGTGCGCCACCGGGCGGAATTTCCTCACCATGCCACCGGAACATAAAAACCACGGCAGGCCGGAAATAACCTGCTGTTGTCGATCCCGTGCCGACAATACCGGAATATCTTCAACGTGAGAGTGGAAAACGGCTGTTATAACGCCCAATTCGTCAGCTTTGATATAATCGTCAGGCGAGATTTTAAAGCTGTTGTGCGGCGTTTCAGACACGTTAGCGCACGGGTAAAAATAATCGTTATCTATCACCAGCCCGCACACTTCCTCGCGCGGGTGGGCTGCTGCATAGCGAATCATTTTATCTTCAAGTGCCATAATCAACCCACCTTGCTCGATCCTGGGAAACATGAAATTGGTAACGGATTCGGGCGCGGGAAACGTAAACGGCAACCGCTCAGGCGGTGGCTGCATTTATCCAGCTTTGGATCGCTGGTCGATTCGTCTTTATCAGTAGCTACAGGGCCGCCACTGTATCCGCAACCGTCGCCGCGATATTGCCATTGGCAAACGTCAGCAAGGATTGTGCGCCCTGGGATAACCGCCTTGTCAGCATCAATTGGCGTTGACAGCTCATATTGCACCTGGTCGGCTGTTTCTTCGCTCATCGCCTCAACGACGTAAAAAGACACCGCCTCGATAGACGGATCTGCATCCGGGTTGCCGTTGGGGAAGTTGATGGCGTCCAGGTATTTTACTTCCACCTGGCGGCGTGTAACTTTCATTCCTCGCAGGTCGTTGAAATCGTTATTCATCCCGGTGATTAGGCCGCCAATGTTGGCTACAACCATTTGCGGGCGTGAATAGACACCCTCGTTTTTCATTTCGAAGCCAGTGGCCTCGATAGGGTAGCTGTTGTAAGCCACCCCCTTCCAGATAACCGGGCCGTAATAGCCATTCACGCCGGAATGGAAGCGGATAACCTCGCCACCCAGGGGCGTGAGGTCTAATTCAAACAAGTCAATTACCGCGCCGACTCCGGCATCGACGGAATCAATAATCATTTCTCTCGGAATATTGCGCATTTTCTCACCTTGTCATTCTGTGATCTGCGTCACGCTAAATCATACCAAAATGGATTGATCGCGGTTTTTACAATATGTATATTTTACTCAAACGGAAGCATAGTTAACAAAATGGCGCGGAGGTGCGTTATGACTGAAAAGCTATGGAAGTTGACGGTATTCATGACAGACGGTAGGGAAAAGGTTATCGCCCTGTATGACGACGAGGGTGAAGCATTGGTTGACGCGCTTTTACTTGCTGAGGATGACCGCCTTTTGGGATACCAGATCGAACCTGTCAAATATGAGGCTAACAAAAATGAAAAAATACAGTCTTGATGTGTGGTTAAGTGGTAGCAAGGAGTGTTTCGGATTATTTGATAGCGAAGAAGTAGCCCTGGAAGAAGGCAGGATTCTTGAATGTAGTTTAGGCCATCCAGTGAAATATGCTGCTAATCCGGTACAGATAGTTGATGAGGTGGAAGATATGAACCCGAAAGATATTAATGGTAGCTTCACTGCTTATTATGCAGATTCTATGGACCAGTCTTGCCCTGGTGAAATACACGCAAAAGGTTTCCCGGCTGACGATCCAGAAGCAAAACGCGAATACGAAAAAGCGGCGAAAGATTTCTGTATCGATAACCTTTCAGCATTCGATAAATAAGGCGGCAACATGGGGCGGCGCAATCACGGTGATTATGTGTACACGTTGAAACAGGCCGCCCGCCTCATCGGTTATCATGAACACGAATTTATTGATTTGCTGATTGAGCGCGGGATACTGTACCAGGTCTGTTTAACGCTGTACCCGAAAGCGAAATACCTACATGAAAAGTTATTCATCATCATGACGGATGAAAACCAGGTTAACCATTCATTCGTCACTGATAAGGGCGTTAATTATCTGCGTGATAACTTATAGGTGACTGATTATAAAAATAGAAGTTTTGGCGCTAATAATAATGGGGTTGATAGTATTTGGCGTTCATGCTGTAGATCTGGACTGGAAAACGATAGCAGAAAATATAGCATTAATGGAAATAGAATAAAAATAACCCCGCTTCGCGCGGGGTCGTGTTTATACGCCATCAACCAAAAATAAAACCTCCTTCCCTTCCCGGGATCTACACCCAACGTACCCATCACCAACGTCGTGAAGATACCATATATCGCCGTTGTCAGCTTTTACAGTAAGGTCGTTGATCTCATAGTCGTCAAACAATGTAAAAGCGTAAGTTTTGTCAACTACACAAGTCCCGTACATAACAACCCCCATTAGCCAACAACTTGCTCAAACGTTGCGTTTAGCGTGTACAAAGGCCCGTCTTTAGTCATGCTCCATTGCCGACAGACAAAAAGCCTTTGCACGTTATCCATTGACGGCGACCAGTAAAAAGCCTCGACCGCGCCGCGCGCCCTCAAGAATGCTTCCGCCTGGATTGCTACGTTTCCACCATCACCACATCCGGCGCTACTGCCTTTAAACACCAGGGTGTAGCTATCAAGCAATGGATTGATACCTTTTACCTGTCTTTGCTCATAACCATCGCCCAGCTTAACAACAGATACGTCTGGCTTCCTGGTCACGCTGTAGCTTCTTTGCGGCGTCCATCTGAACACTTCCGGCATAAAACCCCCACAAGTTACATTTTGTATATATCTTTACGCGCTTCTACGCGAAAAATAAGATCATTGTCACAATGATTATAGCTAGTTTACAAAATGGCTTCACATAGCACGCAACAAGATGTATATAGAAAGCAAGAAGAAAGTAGTACCAACGAAGGAGGCCCAAAATGAAACGCTATGTAGTAGTAATGCTAAATAACGCATTCGAACAAGTGGAAATAGCAATCGTTAAGGGTTTCGACGACGCATTCAAATACGGTCAATTCATGATGAATGCGAAAGAAGATGAATACCGGGACTTCTTCCTGAAGGCACTTAACTAAGGATGATGGGGTGAGTTATGAAACTGGTAGCGATTGACAGAAATCTGAAAGCACAGAAAAACGCACAGGACCGGATCATCAAGAAAGGTAAGGAATTACTTAAAGCCTTTCTGAGAAAAGAAGTTTACCCCAAAAAGTTACGCGACGGTTACGGATACAAAATGGATATCAATCTTGATTGGAGGCTGTTTAGCGAAGATTTGAAGGTTTGGTTAATTGTTGAGCACCATGCCTATAACAAGTTATGTGGCGTGAAAGGCACTCATAAGTGAGTCGAGATATTCGAAAGGGGATATATCGCGCGGAATGGTCGTTTATAAATACGAAAAATAACCCCGGCATTGCACCGGGGTTTAGTTTATTTGCGGCGAGGTTGCAACATTCCGCCTGGTCTTTGAGATTCCCTTGTTATCATTTTCATGGCTACACGTTCCATTGTTAATTCAAGTCTGCGGCTGTCTTCGTCGCTGAATCCGTTCGTGGTCTGAATGCTGATACTGACAGGCATACTAATACCGCCACCGCCGCCAATATCACGGCCCGGAATAACTCTGCCGTTCTCGCCAGGGATCATATATTGATTGCCGTTAGATGTCTGGAATAGCTCCGGCCTGTTGTGTTCCCCTACGCGGTACATATTACCACCAATGACGCTACCACCATTAAAGCGACCGCCGCCGAAAATTGACGTAGCCAGCGACATGATCGCAGTGAGCGCCGCCGAACCAGCCGCCGCCCAGCTACCGCCAGTTGACGCCGCAGTTGCCGCCGCTGCTGGGGCCGCCGCCGCAGCAATGCTTCCCTGAGCTGCTACCGCGCTTGCTGTTGTACTTGTTTGCGTGGCCTTGCTTTGTGTCTCCATCATGATCTGATCTGCTATCCAGTTTGCAGCTATGTCTGAGAGTCTGTTACCGATATTGCCGAGTATATTGCTTCCTAAGTTAGCAAAAACATCACTCAATGATTGAGTGCCGTTTAACAGGCCAACAAGCGCATTACTCATTCCGCCTTTAAGGCCATTAACACAATCACCGATAAGGCCGTTTGTGTCGCTTTGCGCCTGCCATTGTTCCCATTTCAGATCGCGGATCTGTTGCTCATAGGCTAACAATTCCTGTTTCTGTTGCGCTTCAGTAGCGCCCAGGTCTATAAGCATTTGCTTACGGATGGCCCATTCATTTTGCGCCTGCTGGATGGGGTCAACTTCGCCTTTTAGCTGATCCATCGGGCTTACTATTTGTGACCATTTATCACGCAATTCATCTACCGGAATTTGTGCTAATTCTTCTTTCAGTTCCTTGCCGATCCCTTTTTGCGCGGCGCGGTACTCAAGGAGCGTGATTTTACCCTGGGCAAATGCAGCATCAATGGCCTTGCCGTTCTCCAACGCTTTGCGCATGGCGGCGGCGTCTTTGTTGTACTGATCAGAAACGCTTATACCTTTGTCACCAAGCCGATCAGCTTCCGATTTCTTCTCTTTTTTCTGTTTTTTCGGCTTGTCTACTGGCTTGTCGAATCCGGTAATCGCTCCGTCATTGGCAGCATTCTGTTCATTTTTCCTTGCTTCTTCTGTAGCCTGGATTGCTGCGGTCAGATCATCCTGTAGTTGCATGACCTTGCCAACGGTCTTCCCGTATTTCTTCTCGTAGTTGCTGTTATATTCGTCGGTTTGCTCTCCTACTACCTCCTTCATCCATTTATAGCCATCCATTAGCGCCTTGATTGGCGTCACCATTGCGATGATCTTCTCTGCCACCTCTCCAGCCTTAACAGCCACATCATCAAACATGTCGATAAATTCGCTACCAGCCGTTTTGAGTGTGTCGAAGCAGGTTTTAGCGAATTTAGCGCCATCGCCAAGCCCTTTAACGCCTTTCGTGATCAAGTCGATAGCTGAAACAACGCCATCTGACACGCCAAAAAGATCATCCAACTGCTCAACAAGGCCCATAATTTCTACTTTAAGCTCATTGATAGCCATGCCGGATGTGCGCGGCAACTGAGCAAACTTATCGTTTGTTTCCTGCGTAGCCGCCTGTATTGCGTTAACCATCCTTTCAGCCGTGATCTTGCCGTCCAGCATTTCGGCGCGGAACTGGCCCATTGATAATCCCATATGGCGGGCCATTGTTTGTACGATGGTCGGCGTATTTTCAAGCAGGCTGTTAAATTCTTCGGCACGAAGAACACCGCCGTCGATAGACTGACGGAATTGACGCATTGAGTTAGACATCTGTTCCGCTGACGCGCCGCCTAATGCACCCATTTTCTGAATAGTGCCAACCAGGTTAAGCAATTGCCCTTCCGTAGCGGAGGTGTTTTTTAGTGAGATAGCCAGGCCTTGCCATAATTCGCCAGTATCTTTCAGGCTCTGCCCCGTCTCCCTGGATATTGCTTTCAGGCCGTCGAAAACCCGTCCGGCGGACTCCGTATCGCCCGTAAGCATTTTGATTTTTACGCGAAGCATTTTTGCTTGCTCCGCCATATCCATAAATTGGCGCACAGCCTCCGCAGCAATTAGCAGATGGATAACCCTGGTCAGTGCCTTGATGGATGTTTTCAGGGTGTTTACCTGGCGGTCAGCCTGTTTTGCGCCGCGCTCTATACGATCAAAGGCCTGGTCTGCCTGTCGTTGTGCAACGAGAAGTTGACCAGTTTTCGCATCAACTTCGTAATAAATTGTACCTACACTGGTAGCCATGATTTAACCTCATGCAAAAATGTGATCTGTGTATCTATTTTATACAAAATGGCTTTACTTCAACGACTCCATTTTGTATAAGGAAGCTAAAGGGAATGGTCAGTAAATCAAGTTAGCGTGGTGGGTTATGAAACGGTTAGCAAAAGTGGCAATGATTGCGGCGGTATTGGGTCTGGTTGGTTGCAATGAGGATAATGAAAAAGCGCCTATAGTGACCAATCAAGAGCAACAAGCATTAGCAGAGAAAAATGCTAAATGGCTTGCAGAACAACAAGCAAAACAAGCCGCATACGATGCACAGTTAGAAAAAGAAAATGCTGGTAAACAGTGGCTTGTAGTTGAAAGAAAAGATGATATGCAGGACGCAAAAAACGTATTCCTTTTTGTGAAAGCAGAACAATTCAGCGGAAGTCTTGATGCTTTCCCGACACTGAAGGCACAGGATAAGAATAAACCGGTATTAACAATCGCTTGCCAGGGTAATAAAACAAAAATGTTCGTAGCATGGTCACACCATGTAACTGACGCCGGGGACACTACTTATATTAACTACCGGATCGGCGTTCACAAAGCTGTAGCTACTGAGTGGTGGCGGTCAACTAATTATAAAGCTCTTGGATTATGGGACGGCAAAAAAGCCATCCCAATGATTAAAAAACTGGTTAACGAAAAACAATTCATCATTGAAGTAGTGCCGGAAGCTGGCGACATTGAGAAAGCAGTGTTTAACATTGATGGTCTTTATAACCACATCGACAAAGTGAAAAACGCTTGCAACTGGAATTAAGGGGTAAATCATGAAAAAAATAATCAAAGCGGTTCTCATTGGTGTTATGGCTTTAGCTCTTACAGGGTGCGCAAGATCAACTGATTTCGTTAAGTTAGCTGATAAAAATTTGCAAGTTGGAATGACTTGTGAGCAAGTGAATAAAATAATGGGGGAACCACAAAGAATCGAGCATGACGGTAATTATAGTTATCACGTATGGTATTCAGTAACCAGCACGATAGGATTTACTTACATGGATGTTGAAGAATTATCCCCTTCAAGGGTTATCGCAAAGTTTGATAACTGCATCCTAAAAGAATGGAAAGATCGCAGTAAGGCAAAGTCTGTATACAATACAATCACACACAGTTCACCAGGTACAGCAATTAAAGATTTCAATTAGCAAAACGCCCGGATCTACCGGGCTTTTCTTGCTCACGATTTTTCATTCTTTCTAGTGCCTTTTTAGCGGCCTCCATTTGCTCGTCATAAGCACGTTTATTTATGTGAATGTTTGGCTTGCTTTTCTCGTTTCTTTCGTCTGGCGGCGTTTTAGCGCGTACAGCGGCCCTATATCCGGTCATTGTCATATTCCATGCTTCCGATTCTGACAAGCCCAGGTGAGCAACGGCAGAATAGACGAATTCAAGGACGTTAAAAGTCGGCTTATATTCCCCTTCCGGGATTTCCCCGGACTCTTCTTCCGGGCCATCACCAATAAGACCGTGGTACATGCAGTGCTGCGCAAGCGTGATGATATCCTCGATCGGCATTAATCCGGGCTTTAACTTTAACTTACCCGAAGGAGTAAACCAGCATTCGCCCAATAACGGGCCTATTTCGTCGTCTGAGCAACATTTCAGGATGTGCATTGATGTCTGAACTATTTCACCATAACACCGCGCCAGAATGCGATTGCGTAGGTCTGGATCTGCTGGCAATCGTGATGGATATTTGCCGCCGTGGATAAGTGCGAAATATTCGACAAGCTCACTATCGTTGCCGATTTTAGCCATCGCAGCAAAGCAAGGATTAAACTCATAGCGCTTACCGTTCACCACGGCAGCAAATTGTCCTGTACGAACATGGATCATAGTATTCACCTTAAAAGAAAAGGGGCCAAATGGCCCCGATTGTTAATATTGGCTGTTATGCTGGCGGAACGTCGCCTACCGTTACCTTGCCAGCGCTTTCGCACTCAATAGACCAGGTGGAAACATCATCATGCGGATCTTCTTCTTTAAAGGAAGTGCAAAGGAATGGGCCTTCAGTTACGTCTACAGGAGAAACGATCTTCAGCCATACATAAGGTTGTGATCCGGTGGTTTCACCTGGCGTAATTACGTGGCGTTTCAGCGCTTTCTGATTATGGATTTCTTCAGTGCGGGACACACCGTCGCCGGAGAAAGAAACGGATTTGTAAGTAACCATTGATTCTTTCGTGTAATCGGCTGATTTATCGGCGGTGGCGTCAGCGGTTTCCCATTCAACGGAAAGTGTTTTACCACGCATCATGCCTAACGCTTTGTACGCTTCAGCTTCCGGCTTCGCATTTGGACAAGCGATAGCGAAGAATACAGCAACGTCACGGCCTGTAAACGTGCCTTTTTCGCAAGTCTGAGACATGTTTAGTTACCTCTTATCTGGATATTATGGTTTGAAAAGCTACGGTAAAAATAAAGCGCCCTTCTCTCGTCTGCATTGCGGGAATAGCGCCAACTGGCTTCATGTGTGTAATTTTATCAGTTTTATACTCGGTTATCATACTTTGACGTATTGCGTCGGCGAGGTCTTCCACTTCACTAATATTTGCATCGTTACGCGCTGAAATAACCAGGATGCGAAAATAGTCACGGGTTATCGCCTCTTCTCCCGCCGCGCCGCCGTTTTGCTGTATGACAATATATCTGCTGTTATTCGAATTGGATCGCTCATTCCAGAAACGGGCCTGCAAAATATAACCTTCGTCGTACCCGTGGGATTTAATCCAATCCCTTATTTCGTCGTAAACCTCGCTGCGTTTCATGTCTTGTAACCTTCTATAATCGTTTTATAAATATCGTCTGCATTATCTGGTTCCTCGAATGCTTTGCGCAAAAATTCAGGCTCCGCGTTCGGATCCCAGTAATTACCCTTACCAGTACCGCCGCCAAATTCGACGCCTTCTCTGGTTTTACCGAAATGTTCGCGCGGCTGGCCTTTTAATGTGCCCGGCATGTCATGCACCCATTCAGCGTAGCGGGCGGTATAACCCAGACGTAATTGCATACCCTCAGGAGTGTCACCTATATACTGGAATTGACTGTTAATTAAAAAACCAGTATCGATCGGCGTCATATTTGCAGCAAATCCACCAGCAACAAGCCCCACTCGCCATAATACATCGTGCGTTTTTCTGTCTGTAATTTCCTTTAGCTCCTGCTTCAATCGCTCCCTGACGCGTTTAACGCCCTTAATAGGCATAATTAACCCCCTGTTACGATCTTATAATCCGGCGTGTCGTTAAACATGCTCATGTCCCATTCAACGATTCCGGTTATAAAGTTGGCCCCAGCCGCCAGCGGGTCGGAAATAGCAGTAGTGTCACCAGTGGCAAGCATCCATCCTTTTTCAGGGAGCTGCACTGGCTGCATCTTGTGAAGCAGTTCGGTATATACGGTTATCGTGTTGCTAACCTCATTCCCGTTTGCGTCTGTTGCGGTTCCGTCAGTACGCTCCCATGCACAATCTACCAGGTATGGCGCACCGTATACGTCGGAGTTTGTCCAGTCGTCACGCGTTACGGGGTAAATGGTGGCTAATGCCTTGTAACTGAATCTCGCGATCTTACTCATAGCCATAGCTCCATTTAACAATTTTCGGATGGGTTTTCGCCACGCGCGGGCAAAGAATTACCCATTCGCCAGCATCATTGAGGTAGGCGGCTACCTGTCGCCCGGTGTCTGTCTTCACCCATACGCGGGTAAACAGTTTCGGCAATAACGGATCCGGTAATGTCAGGTCGTTCCACATTGTTACATCCTCCCACTTTTACCTATCCAAAGCCCTGCGTGCGCGGTGTTTTCTGGATCTGCTGGAATCAGTTCGGCTGTACAGTGATGTTTATCAATGGAGTAAAGCAACGAATAGGCCGCCTTCCATCGTTTGTTGAAATCGACATAGCGGTATGACTGACTCGCACCGTTCGGCCCAGTCTGCGAGGAAACGTATTTATCAGCCTGGCTTAGTCCTAACAGGCCAATCAGATAAAGCTGAATCAATGTTGCAGTGGAGGCCGGATAGTTGGCATCAAGGCATTCATTAACGCTATTTGCCTGCTCCACCAGCAAAGATAAGATAATGTCTGGCAGGTCAATACCCTGGCTTTCAAGATATTCCCGCGCCTGTTCTGTAGTGACCATTTTGTTTGCTCCACATACAAAAAAAAATCCCCGGCATCGCGCCGGGGAGTTACAGGAAATACGAAATTATTTGTGACCGTAAACAACACCGGAACGGCCCAGCATGTCGCAGGTGATTTGTAAGCCTTCGGCAGACATGATTTTGAAGTTGTAGTTATCGGTAGGCATGGTGCGCGGCAGAGGCACTACGCCAGTAGTCATACCAACCAGCGGGGTAATGACGTTGCGGCGGCGTTGATAGGCAATGAACTCGTTGCCTTTCAGTGCATAGGTCTGACGGATTTCTTTAACCGGAATGAACGGTTTAACGATATTCAGAACACTGCCTACGACAGTCCCGTTTGCAATGTGCGGCGCTGCCAGGTTAGCCATAATTTCAGGTGACACCCACATGAGATCATACTGGTCAACGCGGTTGTTGCGGGCCATAACACCGAATGCACCAGTGGTGAAGAATTTGATGAGAGCATCGAATCCGTCAGTGGTGAGATCTTCGGAGGTCATGACTAGTTGCTGGGTATTGCGGTGATTTTTAATACCCTGGCCAGGTTTACCGTTGACGTTGATTTTTGCGTTACCGTTAAGGTAATAATCAACGCGGGCCTTGTTGAATTTTTGCAGTTTCAGGCGCTGGCTATCCAGTGCAAGGTCAATACCAACAGTTTTCAGACCTTCGGAATGACGCCAGCTGACACCGTAACCCGCTGCGAACATCGGGATCGGGTCGCCATCGCTGCCATATTCAGTGTGATCGAAGCCATGCGGGGCTTGACCATCGATACTAACGACAACTTCATCGTTAATATCACCGGATACGCTGTACATTTTCTCGGTTTTACCGATTGGCAATACGGTTTGCACAGCCATCAAATCGTTTACGATTTCAATACCAGTCTCTTCGGTGCTCATTTCGATAATCTGGTTATCGACAGTTTTCCAGAACTCCTGATCGAAGCCGCCAACGGCATTACATGCCAGGATGTCAGCGGTCATGTTTGCCATATTTGCGGCAATAAGAGCGCCGTCCTGATCATTGAACATGTTGCGCTGCGCCCAAAGGTGATCCCACTGGGCACGAATGCGGCTGTTGGTAGCAAGGTTGTGTTTATTAAACAACATAGTTTTTCACCTCTTATTATTATGCAACGCGGACACGTACAAAATCAGCCGCTTCAAGGGTTACAGTTTCCTGGCAGAAAGCGAAAACAGGTTCATCAGATGTAACCAATTTAAAGCCACCTTCACCAATGGTGATGGCAGCGTCTTTGGTGTAAGCACCTTCAGGAAGCAGAATCGCAAATTCACGTCCTTCTTCTGCGTAGTCAGCAACCACGGAATGACCAACCGGGATCGCATCTTCAATGCCTAAACCTTCATGGTATGCCGGGTTAACAACATAAATACGTCCTGTGGTATCAGTTGCGGCAGCGAATTTACCAGACGCCATTTTTACCGGAGTACCCGGCTTAAGTGCTGCGGCAGATACTGCTGTTTCAGTAACGGATTTGCCGTCAATATTTACACGACGAAAACGGGCCATAATTCACCTCTTATGCGAAATAGTTGTTAATGTCAGGGGTGGCAGGTTTATTTCCACCAGCGGCTGAGTTTGCTGCCATTGGTGCTGCTTTACCCAGGGATTTAAACATTGCGTCTAACGCTTCACCACTTAATGCGTTAGCAACAATTTCGCCGTGTACTTTTGCTACTGCGGCGCGTTTTTCTGCTTCTTCTTTATTTGCGTTTGCTGCGATCTCTTCTTTAATCGCTTTCTGATTGGTCTGTAATTCTTCAACGCTTGCCTGTACTGGTTTTAATGCCTCTGCTACTGCATTAGCGATATTGGCGGATAAGCCTTCGTTAATTTCTTTTACCAGTTCGGCGCGTTCTTCTTTGGTCAAAGGCATGGGATCGTCCTCCGATTTATTGGCCTTAATTTTTTCATTCAGGGAGAAAAGATTAGAAAGGTGTTCAGCGAACTGCGTAAACCAGGATTTACTTTCCTCGTTGGTTGCAAGCTCGCCATTATTGAGAATAATTTTATCAACCTGTTTTTCATATGCGCAAACTTGAGCACTTTCTGTATTAGTGGCGATCGTCACTTCTTTATCAGTGAAGTCCACCACATACACGTAATCGGCATCAGGAAATAATTCACGCGCCGCGTCGGTTAATTGTTTCTCAAGCGTACGGTAACTGTTTTCTTTCATTGCCACCGCCATTAACGGTTTCGCCTGGTCAGTATTAACCATCAACCCTACACCCTGTTCAGGTGATGCGGCTGGCGGCTCATGCAGCAAAATAGCGTCATGGTCGATCGACATAATTTTTACTACATGGTCAGCGCCCTGGGCTTTCATCTCTTCAGTAGCTGGCATACGCTGACGATATACAGCGACGGACGACCAGATAGGATCTTTGCTTTCTCCTTTCTCCAGTGCTTCCAGTCGGGTTAATAATTCACGCCCCTGTTCTGAATGGCTGGCTGTTTCAATATCCACCCATTTTTCCACATAAACACGATTGCCGCGTAATTCAACGTTTCTGTTCCACGCTCCACAAAACCCGGTGTTCAATCCTTCCGGGCTAAATGCGGAAACAAATTTACCGTCAACGGTAGGATGACCCAGCGGGGCGAGTGTCCCCTCCAGTGACTGGTAATTAGCGATAATTTCAGCTTCCGGGTAATATTCACGATTCATAACGATATTGAATGGCAGCGTATATGATGGCACAACAATGTGCTCGCGTCCGTTATAAGTTTCCCGGCGTATGGTATTAGCGGTTAATTTGGTATTAACCTGAATCAGTTCTTTACTCACGGTTTTTACTCCCAATCTTCGCCATATTTAGCGTGCGCAACTTTATAGTTTTCTTGCGCCCGATCTAATATTCGTTCGTTTAATATGTTACCGTCTTCGTCAACTAATACGGTAATCGTGCTACATTTGCAGTTAATTGAATTAGGGGATCTACTCCACCATTCGCGCTGCTCATCTATGGTGTATGTTTTACCGTGCCGCTGCGCGTGCGATAGCCTGGTAGTCGGTGATAATGCCGAAATATGCATTTGCATAGTGCGCAGATTAAATTCTTCTGTCGCCGCTTCTGCCTCATCCATACGCGCTGTGCGTAACGCTGTGCATATTTCAGTTCGAGCAATACGTTTACACCTGTATAGCGGTAATTGCGTCTCCTGATTCAATGTGCGCGCTATTTCCAGTGGGTTTAAACCACGGGCCATGCCTTCAGTTAATCGCCGGGCCATATCCTTTTTGATCTGTGCGGTCAGCCCGCGCATTTCCTCAAATACACGGGTACGGACCAGAGCAAGGCGTGTTCGGTAAGTTGTACTGGATAACACGGCAGATACATCGGGATAAACGCTTGAGTACGTGACAGACTGGTTAGCAAGGTTGGCGTATTCCTGTGCCGTGCCTCGCAGATACGCGACCTTCACGTATTCCTGCCAGAACCAAAAACTTTCCGGGTCGGTTAGCTCGAATATCTCATCAATCATGTCGCTGGCGTCCTCCAGCATGTCGTGCAATTCATCCATGTAAATCTGGAAGGTATATTTCTTATTAACAGCCAGGCTATATTGTATTTTGTCCAGTATGGCGATATATGGATCGGCTACTTTTTTCAGGCAGGATTTGAAACGCTTAATAGCGCCAGACCTCAACCTCCCTGTCATGGTCGGGTCTTCGGTGTTAGATGGCATTATCGCGGCTGGAGGTATTCGCCTGATTATTTTCTTCACCTTCATTGTCGTTTTCCTCGTCGTCCAGTTCTACTTCCTGCGTTGGCCCTTCATACCCGGCAGCCTCGCGGATCTCGTCACCGTCGAATACTTGTTCACCTGTGGCGAGACATGCCTGATTGATTTGCGCCATTTTGTATGCCGCGTCGAGTAGCTCGGCTTTCGTCATGGCGTTAAGGTCGTCCCACAGTACCGACACGTCGACTGGCATACTGATAAGGCGGAGATCTGCCATCTTGCGGAATAGTTCCTCAAGCTCGCCTCCTATTTCCTCCCGGCGGGTCATACAGCGGTTATTGAAGTAGCGGAGGTCTTCGGTTGATGCACGCTCACCCTGCTGATTCCCAACCAGGATACGCGTTGGAATGTCGATACCAGCGGCGGCGGTTTGCAGGTTGACGTCATAGGTAGCTGATGGATCCGCCACGGCAGTAACCAGCGGGCTAACGGTAGCTCCCTGTAATGCCATCATCACATCATTCCCTTTGTTTATATCCTCTGCCGCTTCATTGAATTTTTCGCGCAGCTCTGTAACGTCGCAACCGTATGTCGCAGCCAGGGAACGGAAATCAATCTCTTTGTCGAATGAGATAGCTAGTTGACGCGCTGCGTTTTTCAGAAAGGATTCACCGCTACCGCCTTCCACTTTCTCCAGCGATACAAAAGCGTTATAGGACGGCTCAAGGAAAGCGATGGCATCATCAGAATAATCACCGAAGATAAATATGCGATCTGGATGTATCTTTCTTGCTATGGTCTTACTGTTAATGCGCTCCTTGTATTCCCACCATGTCGGCAGGCCATAGCTTTCACTTTCCGGATCTTCTTCGAAGTCCTTCGGTGTAAGAGCACCAGCCCATACAGGGGTAAATTTGGCAATGCCTACACCTTTCGTCACTGGCTGATCCCACGGCTGGTTATCCCTGACGTGAATTAACAGGCCAGCATAACGACCAATGAGGCGGCGGCGATCGCATTCAGCTATGACGCGCCAGAAACGATTATCAAATCGTTTTTTGATTTCTCTTTCCCACGGCGTTTCCTTTTTTGCTTTCTCGTCTTCCGTACCTTCGATCAGCGTTGGCCTGGTGCGCCAGCACGTAGTGATGATCTTCTCAATAGCACCGTGAGCGATACCACCGCGACGATACAGTTTGTATAAATCGGCATAGGTGATTTCTTCTTTGAATCCGTATTCACTCCACGCAGCATCACGCTTTGCATCAATACCCATTGAGAAAGGATGCGCGGCGGCATAGCGTGCAAAGGCCGCCTGACGTTGTGACAAGGCAGCATTAACCGCCAATTCTAAATTGGATGGCATAATGTTTACTCCTGAATGCATGTTTACGCGTTGCTACGCGAAAAATAGAAAAATTCGTGATGGATTGTGAGATGTTTTTTAAAATCCGCGCAGGCGCTTAGGTAACATAAGGCCCATTGCCTGTGGCTGGCTTAATTCAGTGATACCCCACACCATAGCGTCGAGGCGGTCAGGTGATTTTTTAGCGGTAGCTGGCACGTATTCCATCATTTGATTTTCCAGCGTGTACAGGCTGCCTGTGTGGGCCACCCTTCCTTGTGCATACAGTGCCGATATTGGCTCGGCGCGGGCGAATTTACCCTTGCTTGCGTGCACCTTAACAATGCGGCCTTTGAATCCGGCGTTACGTAGCGTGGCCTCTGCCATATCACCACCCTGGTTGGTTTCGATAACCATCGCGTCAGCTTCATGGATGTTGTAGGCGTTCATTGCTGCTTGCGCCCAGTCATTAGGTGACATGCGTCCTGAGTAGTCACCGTCTACTGAATACTGAGCATTCTTGCCACCACCATAAGCGGAACAGGCTACAATCCCTGTTTCGTCTGACTCATCAGATGATGTTGTCGCCGGGTCGATGGCTATCACCGTGCGAATTTTCTCCTGCGTTATCTGCATCCTGTGCGCGGCGGTTATCATCGCTTCAGTCCACAATGCGCCCTCTTGATCGAACTTGCGCGGACACTGCATATATTGAGCTTCGAATGTTCGGCGATGTGATTTAAGAGTTGATTCATCTTTATCACTATGCTTATGCAACCATAGCCAGCCATCCGGCAGGTTGTGAGGAACAGGAATAGCAAATTTGTTTTCCGGGTACAGATCCCAATAGTCAAGACTGTTGTCGATCTTCACTGGCAGGCAAAGGTGATGCCATTTCTCACCACTACCGCCACGTAACAGGTAGCCGGATAAATCATCGTAGTGGATACGCTGCATGATGACGATCACTGGCGTTGTTTGCACAGCCAGGCGCGAAGAAAGCGTGTCGTTGTAATTGGTATTAACCTGCTTTCGCACCACATCAGAATAAGCGTCAGCTGGTTTCAGGGGGTCATCAATAATCATTGCGCCGTTAAACCCAGGTTCCATGTACCCGGCGCGGAACCCTGTCACCTGTCCAAGCGATGACGTCGCATACACGCCGCCACCCTGAGTGGTCCACCACAGGTTTTTCGCGTTCGAATCGTTGCGCATTTGCATAGGCCACAATTCCTGATATTGCGGCATCGTGATTATGTTTCTTGTCTCTGAGGAATTAAGCAAGGCGAGTCCGTGTGAATACGATACATGCAGGAATCTGGTGCGGGGTTCTATTGCGAGGCAGCGGGCCATCATGTGAATTGTGGCAATCATTGTTTTGCCATAGCCCGGTGGGATGTTGATTATCAACCTGGTGATTTCACCATTAATAACTCGTTGTAGCGTATCGGCAATTATTCTGTGATGACGCCCAACCAAAAAGTCCTTGCCAACCTGTTGCTTATAAAAGTAGGAACTAAAAAACAAAGGTGCTGATATGTCTTTGGGAGCACAACCTTTAACACACAACCCCCTTAGAACCTCTCTGTCAATCTTTGTCGTCGCAGTCTCCATGAGTATTGTACTCCTTATTCAGGTTATCGATTATCTCAAGGACAGTAGTCTGATTTACTTCTACCTGGACGGGTGCTTCTTCCTTGTTACCGACGATCTCCTGTGTGACGCGTTCGCCGTATTTGCGCGGCTGGAGTTTTGCCAGTAGCCACTTGCGTGTCTCAATCATCAGTTGATGGCGGCGCAATTGGTCCTTATCTGCGTTCTCTGCGGCATCAGCCAGATCGATGATTTCATCAGCCAACACCTCGAAGCCGATTTCCTTCGCGCGCGCGTACATGATCGAGAATTCCGGTACATCCCTAAACCATTTCAGAATTGTGGAACGGGTAGGCATACCAGGCATTTTAGATATTTTGTTAATGCTCTGACCGTCCGCCACCAGTTCGCAGATCTCTAACGCTTTTTCTTCTGTATAACCATGCGGACGGCCCACCCTTTTTGCGGCTGGCTTTTTATCGTCAGCATTTGCCTTTTTAGTGCGGGCCATAATTCACCTCTCAATATTTATTGATGATATATACGCAAGCTACAAAACTTGCGCAGTATGTTAAAACTTCCAACCAGTCGAACAGCTCTTTCATTGTTTACCTTTATGCGAAGAAAACGATAACGACTAACAACGTGCATATAGCCATAATTAAGAAGTCACTGTCAGACGTTGATAATCACCCCAATAATAATTAACGCAACGGTACACACGATCAACATAATATCAATAGCATTCATGCGTTCACCTATTGAGTTAACGCGATCATGGTAAAAACAATCGCAACGATCAGGAAAAAGAAATCAAGCCATTTCATTTTTTCATCTCCCGGTATACGTCCACAGCAATAACCACAACTACAGCCACCAGCAATAGCATCTCATATGCGTTCATTGACACTACCTATAACCAGACCAATGATGATAATTACGGCTACTACGCAAAACATCATCCCGCACATAATCGCCAGTAATTCGAATATATCCATGCCGTCACCTATACAACATTCTTCCACCAGAAACAGATAATGACGTCGACCAACGACCACCAGATGAGATCGTAAATATTCATGGTGAATACCTTCAGCTTTCAATGAGTATCATGATCGCCAGCCATACAGCGACGCAGACAGAAAGGATAATTAGCGGGTCAATCATATTTTTCACCCCACCAAATACTTGATATATACGTTTATCAGCGCAACTATAATAGAACCCACAAGAAACACAGAAACGCCGATTAATCCGGCGATGATGTAAGCATCCATAATATCAATGTCCGTATATCAAGATCACAGCGGCAGCTATGCCAACAAATACGCCTAACAGAAAAGTAAACATAATTACCCTCTCTTAAAGCTCATAACGCGCGGTACAAGCGCCTCTTTTGCTTTCGGCTTACGTTTGCCTTTCTTAGCTGGTTTTTTCTCTTCTTTCGGCTCCTCTGCCTGTTCTGCTGCATCAGTCGCCTGCTCTGCCTTTTCTAACGCCTGCTCAACGACTTCAGCCGCCTGCATCGCTGTGATCTGTGCTTCGTTTGATTCAGCCAGGATTGGGAAGAATGCGTCAAAGATACGTCCAACCATGTAAGCGTAAGTCTCATTCGCAGGATGAGTAGGATCAGTGGTCGCCACGACGCCTACATCACTTAAAACGTGGAATGTAGTGTGAGCGCATTCATGGACCAGCGTTCCAGTCTCATTGTTGAATACTGCGATCACGTAGAAATTACCGCCGGTCTCACCAGTACAGGTTAACGTCAGACCGCCAGCTAGTTCGAAATCAGGTTCGATTGGTATTCCGGCCTTTTCGCAAAATTCATAGAACATCTCGCGGGTCGGGCAAAAGAAAACGGTTGTATGCTCAAAGAGCGGGACTTTGAATTGAGGCAACTTAATGCCTTTAGCCTTAGCCATCAGAATAATCTCCTGTCTGGTTTGCTTTTACTTCCTGTTTATACAGCGGCAGGAATGACATAAAACACTGAGAACGGCGCTTCATCAGTACCGTTTCCAGAATTTTATAAAATTGGTGAATGGCGCTTTCTTCTACCCAGGTAGCGCCCGACCTGTTAATGGGACTGTTGATCCGGTATTACGTGTTTTTGAATTTCCGCCGTCGCTCGCGGGAAGGATTGTCCCGGTTATGGCTGGCTGGCGGAAATGGCGACACGTCCACGCGCTGTTATTCTTTGCGTAAGCACTGAGTTTTGATGTAGTCCTGAAGCCCAGTGATCTGAGCGTCTTTCGTTTTTAGTTGTTCTCTGAGGGATAGATAAGCCGATTCAGCGTCGGGAGTGAGTCTACAGGTGGCTCCATCAATGGCGCGGACGGTTCCGGCGGGGTCAGACACTCGCACGGGCATTGCGTTGATGCGCAGCCTGATAGTGCCGTTATCAATGCCAGTGCGCAGATCGGCAATGTCAGATCTGATAGCTTTAATCTCATCGTGATACCTCTTATCAAGTTTTGACAGTTCGGCGTTTCGCTCCTTCATCTGCTGGATAGTGTTACTTGCTGTTTTTAGTGCGCCTTTCGTCACCGTGACTTCTTCCTGTAACCTTGCCGCCTCACCCTGGTAATAACACGTTACGGCGGACAGCCCGGCAATAATGCAAACAACAACGGCGATGATTAACGTCTTCACCTTGTCCATTTTTCACCCCATTCGCAAACGGCATATTCAACATCTCGGCGGTTTACCAGGCCTTGCCACTTCTTACCACCAGCGTATACCCAGCGTTTAAGCTGTGCGCACGCCTCTGATTTCTTACCGTCATTGAGTAGCTTTAATAAGGTTGATGTTTTGAAGTTGGTTGCGCCTACGTTATAGGCGAATGAATAAAGCGCAGCGCGGGTAAAATCTGATATTTCGACTTTGATATATGGGTTAATCGCTTTTGCGGTTTTGTGGAGATCTTTGTTTAACAAAGTATCGCATTCTGATTGCGTGTAAGTCTTACCAAGCATGATGTCTTTTCCGGTGTGACCATAGCAAACAGTCCATACACCGATAACATCACGATAAGGATCGTACTCCACGCCCTCTAATGGTTTAACCATCACAGCCGCAATAGCGATCGCCCCACCAGCCGCCGCAGCAATAATTTTATTCTTCAGCGATTGGCTAATCATGTTACTTATTCCCCATTCGCGCGTCGTGTTCCTCTTGCGCTCGCTTGTTCTCCTGTGATTTGAAGTAATAGTTAACGGCAAATGTGCCTATGGTTGATAAGATACCCACAAAGACAGCAATATCATTAATGGTTATCGCGCCGAAAAAAGCAGTTACGGCCCCGGTCACATACGCGCACGCCTCCCGTATTCTGTCGAACATAGATTTTCCTCCAACAAAGCAAAAACCCGGCTCGTGGCCGGGTAATTACAATTTCGCATTGTTAGGAAATATTTTAATCTATTTGTTTTTTATGCGCGATTATGGCTACAAATCACTAACTTTCACCAAATCGCCATTATCAAGCCAGATTTTAATTGTTTCTCGCGTCGTCTTGATGATTGGCGCTACCCACTCACCATCGCTAACGCAAACGCGAATATCACCACCCTCTATGCGATAAAACATCTTGTCGATTAGTGTTACGGCGTATATACCATCTTCAATCATTTCTTGCGCTCCTTAATAACCCTTTTGATCTGCGCGCGCGCGGCATCTACGAGAGCAATAAACACCGCTACAGGCCAGAAAGGAATCTCAAGACCACCACGATCGAGATCATTAGATTTGATAAAACAAGACATCAGGATAGCGCCAGCAATATAAAGGAGAAACACAGCAATGATAAGACATTCAATCATCCTCTTTCTCCCCGCCTAAATATTGATATATTTCTTCAGCATTTTCCCCGCGCTCAAAACAATAATGTTCAAACATGCGCCAATTTTCACTAAGAAACATAACAATAAAATTGTTAACGTATTCGTCATCCATAGTTAATCATCCTCTTCATCATCTTCTTGTTCAGCCAGGAAATCATCTACGGCACGGTAAGTAACTGGAGGGATATATTCGAAGTCATCCGTATCAAGATCGAGCGTCCGGCTGTCGCCGTCGTCGTCCAGCGTATTCATCCCTAATTCACCGAAAGGGCCGTACCCAATGTGGCCCAGGTATTCGCAACCAATCGTAAACCCAGGGTATTCGCCTTTACACCGGATTTTGTAAGGTTTATTTGATGCGCTCAATTTCCGACCCTCCACTTTCTGCTTTAGTGATTTTGTATTCTGCCGCCAGTTCAGCGCCAAGCAATTCCACTTCCATATTAGCGATACCCTGGAACATCAGATAGGCAAAAACTAGGCTTTTAATTCTATCCGGGTCTTCAAGATGGTCTGCATTAAAAGGCGGTTCCGATACGTGGAAGCATTTAACATGCGCATCGTCTTCAGTGGCTACACGGAAACATGCGCCAGGTTGCCCGGCGAATTCCCCCAATCTTTCTTCGTTCGGTAAAGTACCACGGAAAACTTTAACGCTGATAAATTTAGTCATTGTTTATTCTCCTTCGTAAAGAGTTGCCACCAGTTCGGCATCTGTTAGCGTGTTATAATCTGTATAAAACCCGCAACGCATAAGTGAAGAAAGGCCAGCCACTTTGCACCACATAGGGGTCGATTCGCTCAAATATTCATTCTCCCTTTTTTCGCTGTATTCCAGTTCATAAAACCGACTATTGTTAACAACCTCAATTACACGGCTGTATGTGCCATCAAGCCTACTAACTCCGCGCCATAGTCTGATCACAACCATAATTTCTACTCCGTTTGATGGGGCCATTCTGCCCCGTGTTTATTCTTCTCCTCCTCTAAATCCTAAGCACTCCGCGTATTCGTCAATGCTTAATGCTTCTTCACCTGGTGCCAATACTTCAAAGTAGCGGGCGTATAGTTCGAAAACCCAGGCCGGATATTTAGCGTTAGCGTTCATGGTTCCCCCTTATGCCATGCGTGCAAATTCAAGTGATTTGCATTCGTAGTCTTCCTCTGCCTGTTCGATGACTGCCATCATCATTTCGTTTGCGTTGTTGAATGCGTTGCTTTGTGCGAACTTGTCGGCTCCACCTTCTTCTTCGAACTCCGCGTTGTTTGCTGCAATGTAGTGATATTCGATGTTGTTCAGGTAAGGGCTTGCAGCGTGTGCTGGGTCTTCTTTCTCCACCATCTCCCAAAATGCGTTTAAGCGAGATTCGACTTCTTTGTTAATCCAGCGTTTCATTTTTCTACCCTCCGCATCGTTCTCTCTTCAGCTTCTTTATAACAAAATGGCACTGTCGAAACAATGCCATTTCGTAAACCTTGTGATACAGATCACATTTACGTTTCTTCCGTAAAAGTAACCTTCATCGCCCCATCCGAACTACGGACAACATAACGACCAATACCGCCTAGCGGCCCTGCATACCATAAGTGACCGTAAGTGTCAGTCACGACGATAAACGGAAATTTAGGAGACAATCCCATCGGTTTTTCAGCCGTGTACTGTGCTCCTTCCTCAAAACAACCTAATCCCGATTCGTTACACGTTAAAATCATTTTATGCACCTACATACGAAAACGCAGCAAAAGCACCACCACAAGCCCGCGCATAAACAAGCGCAGTTCCACATCCCATCTTATAAAATCGCCATAACTGGCCCTGGTCGTCAGTAATGGCGTGAATATATTCCTGATCCTTTGCGTCAAACAATGCCGCTCCGACTTCGTAGATCTTGCCATTCTTAAAAAACGCGCTGCATCGTGAGTATGTGCACTGGTATCTCTGATTCTGTCTCATAACACTACCTCACCACTTAACAAAACGCGCGATCGGTTCCGTACTGAACTGGCTGGCAACGTGTCCACGCGCGTAACAATCCCAATAGCGCCACGCGTCTCCGTGGTCGTCTTTAATGTATTGGGTGTTAAGTTCATCACCAGTCAGGTGAGCTACGGTATATATTCCGCCAACCTCAAAGCATGATGATTTTGATTCAGTGCATCTAACATACATGATATTCATTCCTTATTTGCATTTATAAATAGCGCAACTGGCACACCATTACCGCCAACGCCATCAACGAATCCGCTACCATTGAGATCGTTATAAAAAAACCACGGATCGCCATCTTCATCATAAATGTACTGAATATCGTTAGTTCTGCTTATTAGCGTTTCTATGTCGTAAATCTCATCAACCACAAAAAGATTAGGGAAACGAGACTTTATACATTTTACAAACATCAGAAAACCCCTTTATAATCGACCGTGTATTTTACCACCAATTTCCACTCGCTATAGTTTTCCATGTCGCGCGGCTGCCAGCCTTTCATGCCTACAGCACTACGCGCAGCGTGGCGGCGATAATCGTCATTAAGATCGGCAATGCACCACGGTTGAAGGAAGAACATATAATTCGCTTCGTTAACCAGAATAGCCATCATCCGTCCAGTGGCCTTATCTTTCGCCCTGAAATAACTTACCTTGATTTTCATTTTAATACCTCGTCGATCAGCATTTCTTCTTCCAGGTTAGCCGGACGTTTACGGAATATCCCGGCAAAAACCAGGTCATCAAGTAGGTCTTTGCGTTTAAATAGCCACTCTTTCATTATTACCCCGTCATCGCTGCGATATACGACGCCGTTTTTCAAAAAATAAAAAGTGCTGGTATTTGTTTGAAGGTATAAATCTTCGTAAACGTCCATGATATTAACCCTCGACTACTTGCAAGCCGCGCCCCTTATCGCCTACGAAGTCGCCCAGGCTAAACGTATATGACCACGCCGGGTTAATGTAGTAATCATCAGCACCGTGAGCGATAAGGTCTTTACCCAAAATGACGCAGGTCACATCATCAGAATGAACAACGTCTACCGTTTCCCCTACCACGCGTTTTAATGATGGGTAGCCGTGATCGTGCAAGAATTTAACTTTCATATTTCTTTCCCTTTATAAGTAACAGCATCAGCGATCAACAATACCGCCAGCAATTCACCGTCATGTAACGGGTCTGGAATAGCAAAAAATATGTCGCTGTTTTTGTCCGGCACTACTACGCGCATATTTCCCTGTTTGTCTTCATGCACGAACCACGGCTTTTCGTGTGGCTCAAACATGCCGAAAAGTAATTTAAGATCTATTTCTTCACCCTTCGTGAATAACGACACATCAGTTGTAGTGATAACTAACGCTTTCTGATCTGCTGTTTTCTTCGCTCTCATTCGTCTGCCTCCCAGTGGTCTATGCTGATTAAAAAGTCCCGGATAGCGTGTCGTTCGTCGCGCGTTGGCTTGCGCTTACGGTAAATCTTAAAGTCAAACCATTCTTTTTCTTGTTCGAAATCCAGGTTGTAAGCAAGCACCTCAATATATCCACATTCGTGATACTGGTACGCCACGCCAGCACGAACAAAAAAGCGGGTTTTATCCCGCTTGTGTTCATAGATACGCATATTTGCCCCACTATGCAGTCGTGTAACTATCTACCAGCTTTTCATCCTTCATTCTGGCAAGCTGGGAGATATTCATCGTGTAGCCTTCATCAGAGAAAAGCCACTCCGCAGCCTTGCGACGAAAAGTAATATCATCATGGTTGCGCGTCCATGTGGCGATCACCACGCGCTTTCCGTCAGTGACAAACATAGATAATTCGTTATCAACCACGTCGATAGCCTGCCAGATTTTTAGCTCCATGATTTATCCCCGTAAATTTTGAATAATTCCCGTGCTTCCTGATCTTCGAATAACTTCATATGCAGATCATGCAGGCGGCGCATTGTTCGGAAGCGCGGTCTGAATTCCTGGCTTCGTTTAATGTATTTATCGCCAATTGAATAAATATGACCGTATGAATACCATCTATTCCCGACCCAAATTAGATAAATTTCACCCTCATAATTAAATTTGATTGTAAGCTCGTCAACCTCCATTATTAATCCTTTATCGAGGATATCATTCAGCATGTCGTCCCATTCTTTGAGGAATTGTTGCTGATACATGCCAAAAATTGTATTTGCAGCGTGGCAAAGGTAATCAAGGATTATTTGCATATTGTCACCACATCATATAATAAACGTTATCGTAAGCTAATTGGTCCGCGTCTTCTTGCGTCATGTGCCGCGCTTCCAGAAAGAAATCTTCGTTATGCCATTCACCAACAAGCATTCGCGCCCATTTGCGGCGCTGGCGTTTATTGTGTCGCAGATCATCAAAAACCTTTAACGCTTTGTCATATGACCTTACCAGGCGTTTACGGTTACTTTTCATTTCTCACCCTTCCTATTTCCTTAATCTCAATATTGCGCAACCGGACGTCGCACGGCGTTTCAGATTTACCAGTAAGCGCCAGCGTCAGGTTTTCAGGTGTCGTATAGAGAATTATCTCTTTACCCGTGCTAAATTTAATTTCTATGCGGATCTCGCTTTCGTCGCCGCACAACACACGACTGATTGACAGGCCAGCTTTTTTCATTGCTCACCCCACCTTAACATCCAATTCACATCACATTTAATTGCGAATACCTTAACAGGATCAGGGCCGAATAATGGATGCGTGATAGTTTTTACTTCGTACCCGAAATAAGGCAGGTTTATGATCCGGTGCGCTTCGTGGCTGGCTGGATACCCCAGCTTAATGATCAGGCGTTCATATTCCCGCCCCTCCAGGCGTTTACGCCAATAGTCATTGTAAAGCCTGTATTCTTCCACCTTCTTTCCCGCCCGGATGGCGTGGAAGTATTCCCCTTTCAGATTCAAATGCAGGTCTTTACTTGCCATCGCTATGATCCTGTAAACAGTCGTTATAGCCTTCAATATATCCGGTTAATCCGGTATTACTCACTGACCATTCAGCCGAACGGCGCTTGATGGCCTCGTCCATCGTCATAACATCGACCGGATCTCTTAGGTCTATATATTTCCTTAATTCAGTAACTATCACAGCCCTTAATTGTTGTGTATTTGAATAAGTCCTGGACTTATCAGTTATTCCGTTTACAAGATCCATGAATTCATGTTCTTTTAATTTAGGCTTCATTATCACCACCCTCGAAATACTGCTCAAGAACACGTTTTACGTTCATTTTACGATGATAATTATTATCTGCATAGATTGCTGCTGCCGATATGTGATCGATAATTTGCTGCAATAAATCAGGATGAATTTTTATTTTTTCGTCAAGAACAATGCGCTCCGGCTCTGGTGCTGTAGCACTATCTTCAATAATTTCTATCTCACCATGACCACCGCATCGCGGACAAACAAACTTATCGCCTTGATACAAAAAGAAGCCGCAACCTTTTTCAGTCTTAACAACCATGCCGTCGTCGTCGCAGTTTTCGCAATATAACCACCCGATATTAATTATTTTCATCTTCTCTATTCCTCCCGTAAATGTGAACAGGCTCAATAGGTACGGCTGGCAATTCGCCTTCGTTTAATGCGCTTGCCATACCCAATATCAATCGCGCTTCTGCACCAGTTACTTTCTTACACCACGCGCCGCCCGTTTTATCTTCGAACAAGATAACGGCAAACTGATCGTTTATTTCTAACTTGTCCATTATTCACCCCGTGTCACTCGTTTAATTTCGCTTTCCGCGCGGGCCTCTTCTTTGAATAGCTCCGCTATGGCGTCTTCATAGAAAACCCGGTATTTCTTCCACCATGTTGATCTGCTTACCGGGAAAACAAGCTGGTTAACGGCCTGCCGGACGAGATCTACCGGGAAACGCGAGTACCCGCGCCCGCCGCAATGCTGGCACGTTTTGAATACTGGCATTTCCGCCGCTTCACTGGCTGCTTTATCCGGTACTTCTCCGCGCCCCTTGCAACGTTGGCAATGGTTTTTAACGTAGCCTTTGCCGTTGCACCGCGAACAAATTGTCGATGTGTATTTGCAATATGGATTTGGTAAATGCCCGTGGCCGCCGCACTTAGGGCAAACTTTTTCGGTCGCCGCACTCTGGCAATAATCCCGAAACGCGAAAACGGCAACAAGAATAATAAGTCCATTGCGCTGATCCTCGTTTAACTCCATCACGTATTCGTAATCTTTCGCCATAGCCCTTAAACGCTCTGTAAGCAAAACTACGGCCCTATGTTTTTCGGCTTGTGATAGTTCCATCTTCCCTAAAAAAGCGCCATATCCAAGCTCTACGCGCGATTGCGCCATACCCGCAGCGGTTAGCGCATCCGTCGTATTAAGAGCGTCCGGGGACGTGCCCCGGCTTTCGTCAGATAATCGCGGTGATTTAGGAAAGTGGAATTTTAGAATGGATTCTAAATTCATTATTTGCCCTCATAACGCGCCGCCAGCCGTTTACGATCAGAAATGGATTGCACCAGCTTTCTTTCGAACTCTTTCAGCGCAAGTAATTCGCGCATGTGGAAAGCCTGGATTTGTCGGACCGTCTCTAAATCACGCTCGTCGCGCTGAATATCTATTTGCAGATCTTTAACTTCGTTTTTCATTGCTCACCCCACATATTAGTCGCGTATTCGTCAATATCCGGTAGTAGGTCGCCGCGTTCGCGGATCTTAATAAACAAGCGTCCGCCTTTTACCTTCCGGCAGCGGACAATTTTTATTGAGTCAATTTGCCCGTCATCCCTCCAGAATCCGGCATAAGTAAGGCTGTCAAAAAGGCATTTAGGGATATTATCCAGATCTCTGATCCGGTTATCCGGCGGCGCGGCGTAAATGGCAATTGCCAGTCGGCAAGGTAGGTTAATATTTAAATTTAATAGCTCGATGATGTCTCTTACTTGTTCCCTGTATTCCTTCCCCACTTTGCTGATATAGTGAAAACCGCGCGAATGTCGGTAATAGCGATTATTCGATGGCGGGTAAGGCAGGCTAAAAGAATATTCATTCATGCTGCCTTTCTCCTTAAGGCGTCCAATTTCGCCTGATAGATGTTTATTAGCTCCTTACATTCTGCAATCGTCCATTTATGCGTATCGTTGTTGTTCTCCAGAGCTACCACCCTGGCGAGGCCAATTTTTCGAATCAGCGCCGGGCGATACCCTCCGATGTTGCCGTCTAGTGTCTGGTTGCAGTGCCTACATTGCTTATGGCAATTATCCTCGTTGAAGCGAAGGTGTCCGGCGGCGGCTACCGTCCTGTAATGACCTGCATCCCACCCGCATTGCTCACCGTAGTAAGTCCCGCAAGATATACACGGCAAGCGCGCGTCACGTTCGCGAATATAGGCGTTAAATACATTTTGAACTTGTTTGATCCAATAACTACGCGGATTTAACTGTTTACGCTTCCGGTTGCGTTCTTCCCTCTGGCTATCACGGCGTTTCTTCCGCTCCATAGCCTTCATAGCCTTCTCACGGTCGCGGCATAGCTGGTCAAACTTCAGTTCTTCCAGACATTCATCGCTGCACCACGTTTGATTGTGATATTTAGGCTCAAAAAAAACGCCGCAGCATTTGCAACGGCGTCTTATGGGTTTTTTAGGGTTTTGCATAAAAACCACCCCGATTATTTTTGATTCTCTGTTTCGTTCAGCCTTTCGGCGTGTCCGGCCCTTAGCCAATGTTCTAAGCATTCGTTGCACTCGTTACAGCCTCCTTTCTTCGTGCTGCATACATTGCACATTGCACGCATAACGCTTTCTCGTTCATAGTCGTCATGCCATTGGTAATCATCAAAAGACATAATGCTCTCTCCTTTTCAGGTGATTTCTACGCATTTCAGCGCTGCCGGATTTTTAAAGAGCATTTTGTTTGCTTGAAGTATACAAAATGGATGCACCAGAACAAGGCGAAAAGCGCCATTATGTGATCCATATCACGCAATGACGCCATTTTGTAAACTTCAGTCCGATAAAACGCGGTCATGGTTAGCCAGGAATACAGCACGGGCAAAGCCACGCGGTGTTAGTGAGCGGATCATCTTTGTTCGTTTCGTCCTGCCTCCGGTTTTCGCCCACCCAGGGTTATCACCAGAGTTAAGATCTACAGGTCTAAAAAGCGGCTGCCTGAATCCGTTGCCGCACCATATGCAAGTTTTCTTCGTGTACGCGTCGCGCGGTGGGTAAACATCAGGGAAAGCAGGATGCTTGTCATCTTCCGGCAGGTAGCCACCGTAAGCGCAAGGATTGAAGATAAAATCCGGTTTACGCCATAGCGTTGACAGCACACCAACAGGATTCTCCACCATCCACGGCACGTTATACATGTTAGCCAGAGATTCAACCAACATTGCGTTTCTTGCCGCCCTATTCTGAAAACAAGGATCTTTCCTGTATTTATCAACGAACCAGCGAGCGCCTGACACAGCGAGATCGTCGCATGGAGGAAAGCCCAGGATAATGTCAGGCTCTGGATAAACAGACAATTCAGGGGAGAACATTACCAGGAAATGGCTATCAATCCAGACGTTAACGTATTCAATATTTGGATGAATGATTTTAACGCCTTCATAATCTCCGTGATTTGCGCCGTCATAGTTGAAGCAATAGCACTTATATCCAGCTTCCGCCCAATCTTTAACGGCGTACCCGCTGCCGTCGTACAGCGACCACACCACCCAACTTCTAAGCCAATTATTTAACCAATGTTTAGCCCTGCTCATTTTCTACCCTCAAACGTGAAATAGCGGCGCATAATGATGGTGATCACCGTTACCGCTGCCATTTTTGAGATGAATTGCATAGCTGATATTTCCGGCATAAACGCCATAAACGATAGCGTAGGAAAAATTAACGCATCACCAATGGCGGACGCTATATTTGCAGGCCAACGTTTAGAATCAAAGCCACCAGGCAAAACCCGGTAAACGCCGCCAGAAATAAGTGCACCGGAAACAACCGCAACGAATGACGCGATCGCCACCATTCCGGCGTCGTAATTTATCAGCACCGTGATTGCGCCAGCGGCGGCGCATGTTGTAGCCGACCATTTCAGGCCGCCGTCATATAACAGGAGGTCACGGATCATCATATTGACACACACGGCGGCTACCGTGGTGATCGGAATTACCCACGGGCCGCAATGATTAACAATAAGATTGATGATCACAAAAACGGCGACATAAACGCAGGCTAATAACCTGTCAATTGTCACCCTTTCCATTTTTATGATACCCCGCCGCGCGTAATAGCGATTCGTTGTCAAACTTCACATCAAGCCAATTAGTAATCTCACCACCGTTAAACATCACAGGTGGGATTGCCCCGGTACAATAGATGGTTCTGGTCCGGCAAGGTCAGCAAAAGTTTTCTTCAATCCACCGATAGGGAGATCAAAAACGCCCTGTTTTTTCTTTTGCTCTTCCTCCCGCTCCGTTAATATTTGCTCAGCTTTTAGCGCGTTATAGCTAATTAAATCAATTAGTGTGTCTGTCGGATCGCTGTTATTGCTCAAAATAGCCTCTAAACGCGCCTCCTTGAGACAAATTAGCAGATCCCATACATCAAGCGTGGTTAAATCTGCCCCCCTTCTTAGCGTTGTAAATAGTGGCTATTTTTGGCGCTGATTTTTCCTCTTTTTTGTCGTAGCCGTTTTGCTTACCTCTTTGCTCTATGGTTTCTGCTGCAAGTCTTAATAAATCTGCTGCCTTAGTCATTATTTGCGCCTCTCGCGTATAGCTCTTTACGTGTTATCTGCGTGAAAATACATTCATGTCTGCATCGTGGATGCCAGATCAAGAACAAGCTCCCCTTATTGTTCCCGCTTACTGGTTTCCCTGTTGCAGCATTGATAAACGCCAGCCGCCCGCGCGTGATTAATCGGCATTCGTTTGCCGTCTCCACGCCGTTCATAAACCAGCTAACAGAAATGTCAGCGGGCAATAGCATTACACAGCCAATGTGATTTCGTTGATGTTCAAGCGCCGCCTTATCAACGAATGGTCCCGGATTAGAATATGGCGGATTCATCCAGACATACTCACCAGGCATCGCCACCGCTCCCCACGGATAATGGAGCGTGTCCATTTCTTCGGTTATATATCGCGGGATTAATGCGTTTTCCTTGTTTGCCGCCACATCCGCGACGAACTCGAATTCCCGATCCATTCCTCTAAAAACGGGTTTTGGCGTTTGCCATAAGTCTTTTATTTCTTTCGGCGTATGGCTGCCGCCGTAATCATTTTTCATTACGTCCACCTAGAAATAATCCTGTTCCGTTCCCCAGCGGTTATTCAGATACCCCACCAACCACACAAAACGCTCAATACTGATTAGCGGGGCGACCTTGCGATAATGCTTATCTAATATCAGCCGCGTGGCTTTATCGCTGTATCCGTTCTTTTCTACCTCCGCCTTGCAGGCCGAAAGCGCGGCGCGGGCGGCAGTCTTTACGGCGTTAAATTGCGGCTCTGACAGGTTAAATAAAGCCATTTTATAAATCATCAGTAGAATCAGCGAAAAAGAACCCAACAAATACACTAACAGCAATAATAACCCTTAATATATAAAGCGCATCATCAGGTGATGGAATTTCTGGTAGCTCCCATGTAACAAACGACACACCACATAAAATTCCAATAAAAACCGTAGCTATACATGAGAATACGAAAAAAGAACAAAATAACCATCCAATAATGAAGTCAATAATTGCACGCATCATTTTAAACGTCCTCAATTACCCCGCCTTTCACGCGCTCTTTAATATCCCATACGTGAGGCTTGCATATTTCTTGATAGTAGCGATCCGGCCTGCTGCCGAAATACCATTTGCCATCCATATAAAAATAAACGCCAGAAACATTTCCTGGCGCTGCCTTTGTTGCTGCTTCTGGAATTTTCCATTCCATGTAATGTTTAAATTTCATGAGTTTTTAAATAACCTCTTCTGAATGCTTTGATGTAAATTCCTAATCTCCTTATATGTTGAACGCCATCAATAAGACGTATTAAATAAATCGCTCCTTTTGCGTCAGATACAAATCTACACCCGAAACCAATGCCAACTAATTTTAGGCCATCAGGTATTCTATAATCAGTTTTCTGTTCCATGCCTCACCTCATATGGTATTCAATAAACCACCTGATAAACAGACATAAGGCAATAAAACCCCAGCAACAGCACATATAAAACAATGTGTCGTCCATAATTAAGCCTCAATAACACCGTAATCAAACGTGCCTAAATACCGTTCGATACTTACAACCTCAATACCATCAATGCACCGTTTCCACACAGACACCCGGCTTTCATTTTCCCGGAAGTGCATATTAGAAAGCACTTCATCGGCTGGATAGCCTTTCCCGGCGACATAGGCATTACTACCTACGCCACCCTCAACACAATAAAGCATTAATTCGCGGGCCATCTTGTTTTCCTCCGCACCGTAAACCTTTTGATTTCGGCTTACAAAACGGATATGCAATCACAATACAAAATGTATATTTATGTGATCGCAATCACGCTGTTAATGCAGTACACGTTTTTCCTGTTCATGAATAGGCTGTGCACTTTTCATTGCTTCGTTAAGCGTAGCTATAGCCGCCTGTACGCCTAATTCATTAGCGCGCATATCATCGCCAACAAAATTTCCGTAAAGCACCGGAATAAACGCCTTAACGTTCACTTCTTCGTGTCCTTCCTCAATAAATTTCTGCAACATCTTAACCTCAAAGACCTTTTTCATCAGGGCGCGCATAGAATGCAGTGAAACACTGCCAAGCCGATCCTTGTTCAACGGGAAAATAACAGCACTTCCGAACGCGAGCGGATCAACATCTTCCGGCACTGGTGCGCGTCCGAATTCCTCCTCCATGCGTCTTACGAAAGTGAGGCAGAACACATAACGCGCTACCGATGTTTTTTCTTCCATGCTTAAAGACACGTAATCGCGGATTGATGCATCCATCATAATATCAACAATCTGTAGCGCCAGATTTAAGTCACTGTCATACACTCCTGCTTCCATATCTTTTAAAACTTCGTGATAATCCTTAGTTACCACTTCGTGAAAGCTCGCGTCCTCTGTGTCGCGAGTAATTAACATGCCTTCGCTGCCGAGTGAATAAGCCGTTTTGATATTGTTCATAATATTTACCCTTATAGTGGATGATGCCATTTCATTTCAGTTTCTGAATTAAACGGGTTTCCTTCGCTTGAAAGGAATAAATCACGCTCACGTTTCAGTTCTTCCGGGCTTATTTCTATTTCATCAATCTGACCGAACGATCCCGGCATCATTCGTTTTAAATCAGATAGCGGACGCATAAGGCCGCAGCCGCGTAACAGCATATCGACCGCGAATTGTCTACGTCCGGCGGCGTCATTAAAGCGCCGCGACCAAGGCGCTACCACGATCCGGCGTTCGAATTCGATAAATAGTGATAGCTTGTTTGTGTTAGCGTCATACGCTTTGTGGAATTTAATTTTCATTTAACACCTCGACATATTGCTCAAGATGCCATTTACCAACTTCATCCATGTTTTCGTCGTATATAATGACCTCTCCGCCTTGCCTGAATCTGAAAGCAGTAGCTGTAAATTCACGGCCCCACCACGCCTTTAAGCGCTCCCCACCTTTCAGGTGTTTAACCTTTACTTCTTTTATAGCCATACGCCGAACATCCCATTCAGTCCGGCGAACAATTTCCGCCAGTGGTTTTCAACATAAGCCCGGAACGGCTTAACGCGAACATTGCGGGCCTTCAGTTCAATCTTGTCGAAGAAACGCGGCTCTATAATTGTTCCATCCAGATATTTAACCAGGATCGGGCGTTCAAGATCGTTATATGTCTTGTTCAGCACAACCAGACCAGGGTCGCTACGATATTCTGGCAAAACAACAAGATCGCCCTCTTTTACATTCCAAGTAACCATCACATCGCCCCTTTACAAATAAAGCTAATCACCGCCGCAAGTGCGCCGCAAAACACAATCGTAAACAGGAAACAAATAACGCAAAAAGCGACCCTCACAATATTCTTGCAAACCTTCATAACTCACCCCAACAATGCAACAATTAATTCAGCAATAAAAACGGCGACATAAAAAGAAGCTGTGATATAAATCACCCCAATAACGAAGGCGGCGGCTAATGCCGCAATTTTTACCATGCTCATTTATCAGCCTCCGCAATAAATTTATCCAACCATTTATTATTCGCCAGGCGTTCGGCATCTTCGCCAAATGATTTACGTTCGCTTAATTCCTGTCGAGTAGGGAAAGGCCATTTATCAACCCAGCCCGCAGACGTCTCGAATTCGTACAGCCCGCCGCCGAAAGTGATAAGCTCATCAGCGCCGTCAGGAATTTCTCCGTCAACTTCTTTATCTTCGATCATGATTTAATACCTCATTAATCGTTAATAACCTGGCCCATACGCCCGCGATATTTGCGCATACGTGGATCGACATATTCAGGCCAATGCATATCATCAGCTTTCTGTAGTGGGTAAAAACTTGCCTGCCAGTTGTCGAACCATATTTGCTTTGCGTACAGGTCACTAAATCTTTTCGCCATTCGATCCGCTGCCGTGCCGCATAAAAAAAGCCCGCGATCGATTTGATCACGGGCTTCTCTTAAAACTTGCTCTTTTGTTCGCGGCGGCGGCGGTGCTTTTAAATAATCACCCATCGCTAACCTATTGAATCAGAACGGAATATCATCGTCGAAGTCCATCGGCGGCGGATTATTCCCGTTATTATTTTGAGGCGGTGGCGCTTTCTGCTGCTGGCCTTGCTGCTGGCCTTGTTGGTTAACGTTCATGAATTCAAATTCGTTAACCGCCACTTCTACCGCCGTTCCCTTCGTGCCGTCGTTCCGGTCATATTGCCGAACATCCAGGCGACCGCTTACCACTATTTTTCCACCCTTGCGGATATGTGGCGCTAATTTTTCCGCACGCTCACCAAATACCAGGCAAGTGACCCACATTGTCCGCTTATTATCGCCGTAGCCATTCGTTACAGCTAACGGAAAACTACCAATCGCTTTCCCGTTTTGTGTGTAGCGAACCTCCATATCATTACCGATATTCCCGCCCAGCGTGATTGAATTTAAACTCATTAACCCATCTCCCCGTTAAGCTCTGCTACCCGGATGTCATAAACATCTTTTGCCTTGATTCGATGTTCCGATCCTTCCGGTAGTAATTTCCAGCATTTGCCAAATATTTCACGCAGCTTGTTAGCGTCCTGCGCTTTCGCTGCTGCATCACAGAAACGTGCTAATACTTCATCAGGATTTGGCGGCGCTTTCTGCTGCTGTGGTTGTTGTTTTGGTGGGTTTTTCTGCTGGCGAGGCTGCTGGCCTGTCTGCTTAGCGTATGCGTCAGTATCAGGATCTCGCGCATCATCAATGCAGAATAAACCGTTCAAAGCATATTTTCGCGCGTAACTTGATGTCGCACCTGTTAGCTGGCTTGCGTCCATTCCCTTCTTGCTTTCTTCTTCCCTGGCGTAAGCCGTTACCGCTATTTCGTCTTCACCGTCGCTTAGCGTCGCCGTAGCTTTCACATAATAGCGATTGCCGATCAGGACAATTTCATCGCTTACAGTCAGCGTAATACTTTGAAGCAGTGGTTTAACCGCCTCTAAAATATCCTCCGCCGACCTGTAATTATATCCACCAAAATTATTACGCTGATTTTTCGGCGCGTTCAGCGTTTGCTGAACCGTCCATAGCTTTTTATGTAACTCTGTTTTCACCATTTAATCTCCCGTGCTGTTAACACTATGTATAAGGCTTTATTCGCGGCGCTCCACATTTCGGCATCGTGAAGCATTTCCGCTACTGCCAGTTTGAATTGAAGCGCCTGAATAACCATAATGTCATCTCCGGATGTTTACATTTTGTATTAATGGTAGCGGACTTTATCCAGGGGTTTTTCCCCTAAATGGCGTGGTTGCGTTGCGTGGTAGTAGCTGCCGCTTTCATTTTCCGTATACCATTTTACTGATCCTTTGCGACGTTCTTTAATGCTATTTGGTTTGCATCTTTCCTCGTTTGCAAATCGAATAGCTTTATCCACATTGTCTGTTTTATTGATTGCAGGTGATGATTTTCTTTCGTTTTCTCTTTTTATCCTTCTGCGTTCCCTGGCATTCATTTTGCTATCACATTTACCATATATAATTGTAACGCTCATAATCTGATCTCCGTATATCCTTGATGATACTTAATAAAAAATCATCTTCGTTAATTGCCGCACTTCCAGCGGCTGACCAGATTGTTAATGAGCGGCTTAACATCTTTCAACTAATCCCGCAATCATCGCCGTTCCCGGCGTGACCTTGCTCACTCCAAGCAAGCTGACTCGTCGCCTTGCGTGCGGTTTCGTGGGGGATGTAACGCTTTAAACACCCCATGCGCCTTGTTATCAGTGCCGCTTTCGGTCCCCCATCGGGGAGTTACTCCACGGTTGACAAGGTGTTAAGCCTGATTTTTAAAGTGCCAGGAAGTTGCTTTTGTTACCTGCGCCCTTCCTTTGACTCGCAATATACGCCCCGTAAAACATCGAGTCAATCCATTTTGTATACTTTTTTAAAATATTTTATATGCCATTGATATTTAAATAATAAATAACGTTTTCTGTTTACGTTTTGGTGTTTTCCAGGCAAAGAAAAGCCGCCATTCGGCGGCTAATGTTTATGGCAGGTTTACGATCTTCGCATCAACCACCACGCCTATAATTTTTGATTCTGGATTCATAGGGATTGGCGGATACAGCGGATTGAGCGAACGTAAAAGCCTTTGACCTCCATCAATAATCAACTGTTTAAACGTCGGTATCTGCCCTTCCTCAAGCTGGGCTATAACCAGTTTGCCGTCAATAGCTGGCGCGTGCGGGTCCACAAGTATCATCGTCCCCGCCGGGATGCTCAACCCCTGCGGCGCGTTCATTGATTCACCTTTGGCAACCAGCCAGTAACTGTCATCTGAACAAATAACGCTAGTCGTAACGTGTCGTAATGCTGAACGCCTTGCGTCATCCATATTGTTTACTGTGTCCTTCCAGTCAATAACCGGGTAACTACCTAAATCACGCGGCGGCACGGCCTGAAGTGTATTAGAAACAGAATCATCAATGACCATGCCATCATGTGTAACAGTAAACTGCCGACGACCAAGCTCGCGCATAATCCGCGCAATATCTTCAAGATTTGGCTCTCGGCGACCGTTCAGCCAGTGTGACAGGCCGCCTTTAGTTATCCCCATACGATCCGCGAGCGAATCCTGGCTCATGCCCTGCGCCCGCATGAGCTGCTTTGCTAAGTCATACCATTTTGTTTTCATGTCGCTACCCTATAACCTCAAAAAGTTTGATGCAAGTCACAAAACGTGTATTTTAAGCCTTGATCTTAAAATTCCATTTTGTAAACTTGCAGACAAGGTAAGGCCATACTTGCAAAGACGCAAGGAAAAAGATAACGGAAGGCACAAAAAGGCACTTACCTTATGCTCTTTAAAAATCCGGTGTCGCTGCGAAGCGAAAAACAAATATCACGCAACGGCGGGATCTGTTGAGCGGTCAGTCACTGCTATCTAATGCTAATGGGATGCCCGCCCGCGCGTTCACTCTAACCATAGGAGAAAATGCGATGAGTATAAACATGATTAGTAAAGCATGGAACGTAAAACTTAATAGCCCGATTCAAAAACTTGTCTTAATGGCTCTGGCTGAAAAGGCAGATAACAAAGGACGGGTACATGATGCATCACGCAAAGAAGTAGCCGCAACGTGTGAACTTCCTGTTCATACGGTACATGATGCCTTCGCCGCGTTAATGGATAAAGGATTTGTTTGTCGTCTTGATGCATTCAGTGATGTCTATGTAGTGATGTTGCCGGAGGGATGATCTATGAAGTGGTTTAAGCATGACAGCGATGCGAACCGCGATGAAAAACTTCAAAACGTTTTGTTAGATTATGGCCTGGAAGGGTACGGGCTTTATTGGTATTGCCTCGAACTAATAACTTATGACGTAGATCAGCACAATCTGACTTTTGACCTACGACATGACGCGAGAATCATTGCTCGAAACGTCGGATCGACTGAAAAACGTATAGAAGAAATGATGAAATACTTCATCGAAATCGGTTTGTTCGAATGTTCTCAAGGCCACATAACTTGCCTAAAGTTATTAAAAAGGCTGGACCAATCAATGACTTCTAAAAGCGCTTACAGGGCCGCCATAAACACAGCTAAGGAGCAATTAAAATTAGAAAAGTTAATCAATCCAACACAAAAAGGTCATGATAGGGTCATGACCGGGTCAGGAAAGGGTCATGAATTAGAAGTAGAAGAAGAAAGAGAAAAAGATATATACACTTCGTGTATTGTCGAAAATGAACAAAAAATAGTCAATCAGGATGGCGTAAACGAAGCGGCGTTGCGTTGCCTGGCCTTCTACAACGACAAGGCAGGATGCAAATGTCGTGATGCGAAGCCATTCATCGAACTACTGACAGAAACAAAAACACGTAAAGCGTATACGGAGGATGAGATCACATTAGTGATTGAGTGGGCTTTAACGCAATGGCGTAGCCGTGGTGGAACACCTAAGCCTATCAATATTTGCCGGGTAACTAAATTTGATGGGTATCTGACTGATGCTGAACAATGGCGCAAACTGTCAGCCACTGTAAACGCTGCCGACGTGGTGGAAGCATTTAACAGCACGTTTGACGGCCTGTTACCACCTGCCGAACTGGATCGGGATCTTGAACGCAAGATCTATGCGTTCACTGACTACCTGAAAGACAAAAGCATTAACGGCTTTGTCGCCTACTTCGAAACGTTCAAAAACACGGCTTCAGATTTTTACTTCGGCGATGGCTTCACCGCGACACTTGATTTCCTGCTTAAACCAAAAACGCTACGTGATACGCGCGCTGGCGCTCTTTGACCAATCACGATCCGCAAAAATCCAAAATTACCCACAAAACAACCTCACCAGCGAGCTAAATCGCATGTGGTGCTACACTTGCTTACCTTTTTGCGATTAGCTCGTTATAGAGCGTTACAGAGAGGATTTTAAAATGGACGGTAAACACGTTTTCGCCCTGGCTTTTGCCATCGCTGCCGCAATCGCTGTTAACGTCGCTTTGTTCGGCGGTTTGTTCCTTCTAGTCAATCCATAACCTACCTACCATTCTGTAAATCAAAAATTAGACACCTGATAGCGCCTCTGACGCAATAAGACACTGCAACCTGTGCAAATGGGTTACGCGGTGGAATTTTGCGTTGTAGCGCGTCTGAGGCGTTTTGTTGGATTTAGCAAGGAGAAGTGATTATGCCGCGCAAGATGACGCATGAAGAGCAAATTGCAGCTATTGCGAAAGTTAATCCTGATATTGAAGTGTTAGGGAGAATAGTAAACAGCGGGACAAAAGTATTATGCCGCTGCAAAGTTTGTGATTATGAGTGGATGACTAAGCCTGCCAGCATTAAACGAGGTAACGGTTGCCAGAAATGCGGGGTATTAAAACGCGCGCAAAAACGAATATTATCACACGAAGAACAAGTTGCAGCTATTGCGAAAGTTAACCCTGATGTTGAAGTATTGGGGGAAATTACTGGCGACAAAACAAAAGTATTATGCCGCTGCAAAGTTTGCGATCATAAATGGTCGCCTATTCCTGGCGACCTTAAGCGCGGGATGGGTTGCCCGAAATGCGCAAGATTAAAGCAAGGACAAAAAAGATTGACGCATGAAGAACAAGTTGCAGCTATTGCAAAGGTTAATCCCAATATCGAAGTGATAGGTGAAATTGTTAATGACAAAACAAAAGTATTATGCCGCTGCAAGGTCTGTGATCATGAGTGGTCGGCTAGACCTTGCAACATTAAACACGGGCGCGGTTGCCAGAAATGCGCGAAATACGGGTTTTTATCCCACGATCACGGAAAACTTTACATCATGGTTGATGATCTGGAAGTACCTACACAAATGAAAATAGGTGTAAGTGTTAAGGAGAACGAGCGAAGAAATCAGGTATTAAGAAGCGCACATAAAGCAGGCGTTATAATTCCTGATTTGCATATCGTGAAAACGCTATATGGACCAACCGAAAATATATATGAATTAGAAAGAACGATGCATAAGGCTTTTAGCAATTATAAAATTAACTTTCCTGTAAAATTTAATGGTAGTAATGAGTTTTTCTATTACAGTCCGGAAGTATTCTACATGGTAGAAGAAGCATACAAAGAGATTGTTTGCTGCCAATGAGTATACAAAATGTAAACCTTAGGAAATAACACTATGTCACAAAGAAAGATCAGCGATGAACAAACGGTTTAACGTATAAACAGATCGCTGAAAAATACGGCATGTCAAAACGCAATGTCGAACGACTGGGCGCAAGGTTGGCGAAGCGCGGTTTAATATCCACTCGCCGCGCTCCTGGCTTCGGTGTTGACGGTGAATCATTGCTCGTTGATAAAGATGGCAATGTGATTATGCGCTGGATTAAAACAGCCCGTGATCGCGATGAAATGGAAAGGCTGATTCAATCGGCTTGTGATGCTTTCACGGAAGAAATGCCCCGCGCGGAGGCCGTGCCAGTGCCGGAAATTGATTTTCAAAAAAGCCTGGCCCTTTATCCAGTATTTGATCTGCATATCGGGGCGCTTGCTCATAAAGCTGAATGCGGAGAAAGCTACGACACTGGGATCGCTGAGCGCGTGATAAATGATTTCTTTGACTACGCGGTAGGAGCAGCGCCGATGTCTGAAAAAGCTGTATTGCTTCTCGGTGGGGATGTTCTTCACACTGATGGGCTGTTGCCAGTGACGCCATCAAGCAATCACGTACTTGATTGCGATTCACGCTACGCAAAACTTGTTTATGTGGCGATCCGGTCTGTCCGGCGGGCGGTAGGAAAGATGTTGTTAAACCACAAAGAAATCGAAATCCAGGTATTATCCGGCAACCACGACCAATCAGGAATGATCTGGCTACGTGCGGCGCTGGCTGCTTTTTACGAAGATGAACCGCGCGTAACGGTTGACGTGTCCCCTGCTATCGTACACCACACACAGTACGGCAAAACATTCCTTGCCTATCATCACGGTCACACTATCAAAAAACCAGAAAATTTGCTGGCTGCCTGCGTCTCTGACTGGCGGGAAGATTTCGGCAAGTCGTCGGCGGTTTACGCTCATTGCGGGCACTGGCATCATCAACGGCTGATTGAATCATCGTTAGGCGTTGTTGAGTATCACGGCACGTTAGCGGGTAAAGACGCTTATTCGACTAATGGCGGCTGGCGGTCGCGGCGGCTGGCTGCGGTGATTATTTATAGCCAGGATCATGGGGAAATCGGGCGCTTTGTTTATTACCCTGAATATTCCATTTTGTAAACCGGAGGCGATGCCATAATGGTAACCGAACAAGTAAACTCATTGCGGCAAGAAAGAGAATCGGCGGTTATCGGTGGCCTGCTGTTAGGTGGGCTTACTCCTAACGCGCAAGATGTTCTCGCTACGCTTGATCCTGAAGTGTTCACTATTCCGCTATATAAGCGGGCTTTTGAAATTATCCGGGCGCAAGCCAGAAACAGAAATCTTATCGACGCCTTGCTGGTTGGTGATGAGATTGGCAACGAAAATTTTGTACCGCTGATGCAAACGGCGCGATCGTGTCCTTCTGCTGCCAACCTGAAAGGATATGCTCAACTACTACAGGAAGAACACCAGCGGCGGCAAATGCTGGAACTAATGGAAGACATTCGCTACAAGCTGGAAACAGGGACGCTTGAAGTCGTCAAAGAGACGATGAAAGATTTTGATTCCCGGTATTCAAAATTAAAGGTAACAAAAGATCAAATTATCCCGGTGCTGTTGCGCGATGCGGTCCAGGAATACACGGAAGTGCTAAGTAAACGCATGGAGTGTGGCGTGAACTCTGACAACATCAAAACAGGGATTGACCCACTCGACGAAATGTTAGGCGGCATTAATGCTACTGATCTGGTGCTTATCGCCGGACGCCCAGGGTCTGGTAAATCGGCGTTGGCGTTGGCAATTGCCCGCGCGGCGGCTGAACGTCCATACCCTGGCGGCGAAGGTCAGCGGGTCGGCGTTTTGCTGTTCACGCTTGAAATGTCGCTCGATCAGATGACTGAACGTGCTATCGCTGGCGCTGGGAACTTATCAACGGATTGCCTACGTAATCCGGTAAAACTGGATGACGAAGGTTGGGCGCACGTCGCCCAGGGAATGAGTGCCCTTGCCGATCTCGATGTGTGGATTGTTGACGCATCGCAGTTAACGATCGAGGAAATACGCGCCACCGTCGAACGGATGAAACAGGACCATCCTAACCTGGGGATGGTAATGATTGACTACATCGGGTTAATGAAGCTGGCTAAGGCCGAACGTCATGATCTCGCCGTAGGGCAATTGTCGTGGTCATTGAAAATGATGGCGAAAGAGTTGCGCGTGCCAGTGGCGGCGCTGGCGCAATTATCCCGCCGCGTTGAGGAACGACCGAACAAGCGCCCGAACAATTCTGATCTGCGTGATTCCGGTAATCTTGAGCAGGACGCAGACCGGATCATCATGGTCTACCGCGACGGCTACTACAACGAACAATCGGTTGCCCGCGAATATATGGAGATCATCGTTTCAAAAAACCGTCACGGGAAAACGGGGACTGTTTACCAGCGGTTTGACGATAACGGCAACATCATCCCATGCGACCAGGCCCGCGCGGCGTCCGCTTGCATTCAGTCAATGCAACAACGTCCGGCGGCAAGTCGATTCTCCCCACGAAACAGCCAGAACAACGCATCTTTTTAATTAACTTGAGCAAACGGCTTACCGGAAAGTTGACCGCTTTCTGGTGGCTGTTTTCGCGCTTAAAACGAGGCGAAAAACAATGAGCATTGAACTTGAAGCAAAAATTATCAATATCCTTGAACTTGATGGCATCGCAACAATGCACCAGCTACGCCAGAAAACCGGATTATCAGCGGAATACGACGAGGCCGGATGCTTGCCGGAAACAGTTAAACACCTGATCGACACTAATCTGGTTGAGCGGGTGTATACATATTTTGGCCCGCGCCGCCGCTTGCTGGGCTATCGAATTAAATATTTATACGAACAACGACGCGAGCGTGTAGCCGCGTTATTTACTGACTACAACGTTAGAAAGCGAATGAGAGATATTAGCGCGGAAACTGGTATTCCGTGGAATTACCTTTCGCGCACGCTGCGTTTAATGGTGCTGGATGAAACGCTTTGCATAGATACCAATAAACACGGCCTTAATTTTTACTCACTGTTTAAACCTGGGCGCTTCGGTCACGCTAATGATCTCGCGTTTGATTTTGACAGCCGCCTGAATGAATACCGGAAAAATAACGGCCTGCTGCCGGATAAACCAGTATTTGAGGTCGAAAAACTTAACGGTGAAACGGGGTTGGAATTATGATACGGGTAATCTTTTATTCAGTTGAAACGTTTGTTGACGATACGCGCGTTTATTATCCGTGGGAAGTATACGACGCAAAGGTGTATACACCGCCACTGATGCGGAAATATAAACACGTAAAATTTAACCGGGTTTTTGTACCAATGCGTGATGCACTGCGGGTGCTGCGCGGTGAATTACGAAACACAATGCGTATTGTGTGAGGGGCGATCATGAATAAGGAGTTAGATTTAACCATTGAAGACTTTAGCACTATTGCGGAATACATGCACGGTGACGATCCTGATAAACCTGTTGTGGTTGATATGAGATACTTAAAAAGCGCTTTCATGACAAGCTCACGTCTAATTTCTTTGCAGGCGATCATGTATGCGCGGGCGCAGTGGAAAAACAGTAACGGTGTATTATGAGGCAAATTAGATTTGAAATAGTAAACGACGCCGTAAAAGAAAACGCTATCAGGCAGATAAGAGAGATCCAGCCTGATAGCAAAAGCCCGCTGATAATTACCATCCAGGAGAAAACCCGCTCGCTAAGCCAAAATAGCCTTCTATGGGCGTTGCTAACCGACATTAGTGATCAGGTTAATTGGTACGGTAAGAAGCTGTCGCCGGAAGACTGGAAAGCGGTATTCACTGCCGGGCTTAAAAAATATGGCGTCGTGCCTAATCTGGATAAATCCGGCTTCGTTGTATTGGGAACATCTACAAGTCGAATGAGTAAATCAGAATTCAGTGAACTAATCGAATTAATTTACTCGTTCGGTGCTGAACATGATGTTCAATGGTCGGGTGATACGAAATTAAACGAGGAATTCATAAAACGCTGGGGGCAATAATGGCTCGTTATTACATGGCTAAACCTACAGGCATTTTGTATAAGATTGATGGCGAATACGTTTATTACTTTCACAACCAGGTGCGTGATTGGCGATTGTGTCACGCGCACTTTAAGCACGAAATAGAAAATCACCCTGAATATTTTATCAAAGTTGACAATGTAACTGTGGCGTAATTGAGGATAAGCAAATGAATAAACTTAAAGCAATTGGCGTGATTAGCCATCGCACTAACCCTGAGTGTTACCCATCGTTTGAGGTAACAACATGCCGCACAGAATATAATTTTGGATCATACTATTTATTGGGTGTTCGCGCGGATGGCGGCACTTATTCGGTTATGGCTGCAAGCTGGAAATTTGATAAATACGCTAATTTATCTAATAAGGATGATGACGGCATGAATAAAGAAAGTGAGATCATTGATGAATTAATCGAAGATGAGCGGCATGATTGCGAAACGCAACCAGAAAAAACGGAATGGGCCGTAGGTGATAAACCTCCTGTTAATGTGTGGCTTGATTGTGTAGGTATGACCAGCGGAACGGTTCTTGATGTCGTCAAGTTTTTATATCTCGGTGATAATTGGGCTATCGCTCACAGTAAATTAATATCAGATGTGGAAACGGTAATTACATGGAAACAATACTCTTATCGCATTCACATTGACCAGAAAGAAAAGGCACTTGCTGAAATTGCTTTCGCACTGGCTACTAAGGTTATCGGTGAAGATGCGGCGAAAGAGATTAACTTTAACCGCGACAACGAATTTTCGTGCGATTATCGCAACATGGCGCAAGCTATTATTGACGGATGTATCGGACACGTTGAATACACGGGGGATAAATAATGGATAAAACCGGGACAATCCTTCTTAGTCGCCCTGCCATCTGCCGGATGCTTGGGGGAATTAGCAGGGGAACGTTTTACTTATGGCGTAAAAAATGGGAACGGAACGGAACTCCGTTCCCCGACCCGGTTGACGTACTTGGGACCGGGCGTGGCGTTATGTACCGCTATCAGGACGTAATGCAGTTCTTTGATCGGATTGGTTTAACGTCAGCCAAAGATAACACATAATCAGCAAACTTATTTAGTGCCTCCTTTTGTTCATCAAGATAATCATATTTGTCGTACACCGCCAGTATTCCCCTTAATGAATGGCCTAAGATCTTTTCTGCAATATGTACCGGAACACCTATAGCTGAAAGGTGTGTCCGGCACGTCCTGCGGAGGTCGTGACAGGACCATGATTTACCGCCCATCCTTTTACGCACGAATATTGCAGCTACTTTTATCACTGATACGTTTACTGGCCTGTTGCCGCCGTTAATCACTGGCGGGAATACATAATCATACTCATGGGAGGTTAAAACCTCCCTGAGCATTTTTATCGACAAGTCAGATAATCCCCGCCTGATTTCACTTCTTGTCTTCGCCACCGCCGCCGGAACGGTCCATACACCGTTGTCCAGATCTAGGTGTTCCCTTCTCATTTTCTGCAATTCACCAACCCTGCACCCGGTTAGCAATAATAGCTTTAAGGCTATTTTGTTCTGCGGATAGATCTGCGAACTGTCTACCGTGCGCCAGAAGTGGCCTATCTCCTCACATGAAAGGTAACGCTCCCCCACCGCATAATGCTCGCCAACGTCAGCTACACGGATATTGTTTATCGCCGTGTTAGTCATTAGCCCACGCCTGATTGCGCTGTTAACGATGATTTTCATTCGCTTCAATATCAAACCAGCCGTAACCGCGTGACCCGCCGCAGTGATCTCGCCAAATATATCCATCCACTGTTTTGTCGTTACGTCGTCAGCTATGTAGTCGCCGTACTTGTTGACTACGTGGCGCATCAATGCGCTTTTGACTTCTTTATATGCCACCAGCTTAATGACGTTCGGCAGGGATAGATAGTCTTCCACTACGTCGGATATAGATCGCTTGCCCTGCTCAAAGGCTATGGCCTGCTTTACGCACAGTGCCGGATTCTTCCCTTTCGTAAGCAACTCCCTGTATTCAGACACCGCATAGCGGGCGTCTTTCAGACTCATTTTCCCGTATTCACCGATCTTCATTCGCACTGGCTTACCGTTGAATCTGTAACGGTACTGGAAAGTAATTTTCCCTTTTGGGCTTATCCTGGCTGACAGGCCATCACGATCAGCTATCTCGCTTGGACCGTCGTATGGCTTGTTGGCGATGGCCCTTAACCTGGTATCCGTAAGCAT